CCGGCACTGCTACGAGATACGCTGGCGGCGGTGCAGGCGGCATTGACGGCGGCGGGGCTGGACTCGGTGGCGGCGGGGATAGGAACACGGCAGGAGGCAAAAACACTGGGGGCGGCGGCGGAGCCGCTGGAGGTAATGGAACAGGCGCAGCGGGCGGTAGCGGCGTAGTGATCTTGGCGTTGCAGCGGTCGCTTATGGCAGTTAGTGCAGAACTTATATACACGCTGGACGCCTCCTCGCGGGCGGGATTTTACATATACCGTTTCACCGCTGGCACGGGGACGATAACCATATGAACTGGTACAACACATGAGACACCACAGAGGCGGATTCATAAATTCTTCGCTGCCGATTTTTTCTACATCTTCGGCAAGCGGCGTGTTCACAATCAACGACGCTGCGATCCTGAAAGCCAATACGCAGTGGCCTCGCGGCCCGGTCGCCCCCACCGGCCTCACGGCATCGGCGGGCAACGCTCAACTGTCGCTCAGTTGGACCGCACCCACTACCACCTACGGCACGATCACCAACTACCTTGTGGAATACACAGCGTCGGGCGGGAGTGCGCAGTATGTGCTGACAAACAGCACCAGCACTAGTTACACGCTCACGGGATTGACCAACGGCACTGCGTACAGTTTACGAGTGGCGGCGGTGAACTTCACCGCTGGGGATTGGAGCGGGACGGCGACGGGGACGCCAGCCACTTTGTCTTTATTTTCTATTGAATACCTTGTGGTGGGTGGCGGGGGCGGCGCCGGAGGAAATTTCGGATTGTGGGGCGGCGGAGGAGGAGCGGGAGGCTATAGAACCGGAACAATAACCTCACACTCTTTGCTGACCGCTACAAATGTTACCGTCGGGAACGGTGGGCAAGGAGGTTTAGACCATATTGAATGGAATGAGGATTATGGCATAGATGCTCAACAACTCACATATGCAACCAATGGTTCCAATTCTTCTTTGGGAAACATCGTGAGTTTGGGAGGCGGCGCAGGAGCCAATGGCTACGTGAGATTTGGTCTATACCCTCTGAACAATGCTTCAAGCGGCGGCAGTGGCGGCGGCGGCGGGGGAACAAGTTATAGCGGCTATGTGAGCGGCGGAGGAGCAGGAACCTCCGGTCAGGGCTTCGCTGGCAGCAACGGCTCCTACTTCAATGAAGTAGGAGGAGGAGGAGGCGCAGGGGGCGCAGGGGGCGCAGGAGGCGATAATGCAGCAATAGGCGGACCCGGAGTTTCAAATTCTATTACCGGCGTGTCAGTGGTTTATGCCGCTGGCGGGAGCGACACTGCTAATGCTCTTGCTAGTGCTCAAAACGAAAATACTGGCAACGGAGGCACAACCAGAGGTGGAGAAGTACGAGGCGCCGATCCTGTGAAGAGAGGAAAGAAAGGAGTTGTCATATTGGCCTACCCCTCCTCAAACCCAGCGATTAATTCCATCGGAGCCGGACTTACCTATACGGTCAGTACAACATCAAGAACTGGATACAGAGTATACATATTCACCAATGGCAGCGGGAACATACAATTCACATGACCCTCCTCTACGCCCTCCAAGACGAAATGACGATCTTCCTCCTCTGCGCCATCATGCAGACCCTCTGCCTCTGCTACCTCGTGTGGAGGCAGCAGAATTTCAAGGACTAAATACTACATGTTTTTATGAAAAACTCTAAAGAACTTCTAAATAAATGGCCTTGGGTGGCCAGGGCAGCTACATCCGCAGGAGATGACGCATGAGGGGGCGAGGAGGATTCATCGGATTCAACCGCGCCGCAACGACAACGGCTGCCAGCGGAGTGTGGACGGTGCGCGAGGCAGAGTCACTCCGTCGTGCAGGCGAGTGGCCTCGTGGATCCGCCGCTCCGACGAGTCTCGCGGCAGCGGCTGGCGACGCTCAACTCGCGCTCAGTTGGACAGCACCAACGACCACGCACGGAACCATTACAAACTACCTTGTGGAATACACAGCGTCGGGCGGGAGTGCCCAGTATGTGCTGACAAACAGCACCAGCACTAGTTACACGCTCACGGGTTTGACCAACGGCACCTCGTACACGGTGCGAGTGGCGGCGGTGAACTTTACGGCTGGGGATTGGAGCGGGACGGCGACAGGGACGGCGAGGGCGGTGAACCTTACAGTCAGTCCCGCTAGCGGCACCTCTGATGGTGGAACAGCGTACTCGTGGAGCGGCAGCGGAACCGCAGCAAGCCCGCTTGAAACCAGCGATGCGGCTGCGCCAAACGGAATTGATTGGGGTTCCGGTTACGGCGCAAATACTTACCGTCTTTGGACGTTTACTTGTGGAGTTTCGGGAACTCTTACTGTTGAGTTTGGCGGCAGAGAGAATGAAGGCGCGGAGATTCCTAATTTTGTGAGGTATGTACGAAACGGCACTCTATCTACAACATTTGCGGCTAGTCAGACATTTTTTGGCACACACGGAGCGCGTAGAACTCTAACTGTTACCGCAGGAGATGTGATTAAATTGAGTTCAACGACCGGCAATTCGTATCAGTACGGACGGGATTGGACTGATGATGATATTCGCATTAAAGGAAAGTTCCGGCTCTGGATTTCATAACCCATGAGTCACTTCATCAAACTCCTGCTCTGCTCCACGACCGGCGTTGCGTTGTGGAAGGAACTGTCGTGAGCCTCTACTACGCCCTCCAAGACGAAGAGACGATCTACCTCGTCTGCGAGATCATGCAAACCCTCTGCCTCTGCTATCTCGTGTGGCGGCATCCATGAGGCACATGATCGAACTCCTCGCCTGCGGCACGATCGGCGCATACTGCGTCTGGCGGTGCTACGCGATCCTGCCGCTGGCACTCGCGGAGGCTCACGCCCGGCGTACATAATTGAATGATTAACCACTATCATATAATATGAGTAAAAAACCAAAAAGTGCGGAATCGCAAAAGATACTTATCGCAGTCCCCTCCACGGAGCAGGTCGCCGCGGAATTTGCCCAGTGCTTGAGTCTCGCCACGGGGTACCTCGTTTCACAGGGATACACCGTCAATGTCGCCTTGAACATCGGGAGCTACGTCGGCAAGAACAGAAGGGAGCTGGTTCAGTACTTCATGTCCACCGACTTCGAGCACATCTGGTGGCTGGACTACGACATGACATTCCCCTTCGACGCGGGCTCGAGGCTCCTGCAACACGACGTCCCGATAGTGGGATGCAACTACAGGAAGAGGAGGTTCCCCAACCCCTCGTTCATCGCGGGGAGGTCGACCAAAAAGTCGATCATCGACGGGAGCGATCCGGTGGAACTCACGAACGAGAGCCCCGACACGGAGTTCGTGGACGTGGTCGGACACGGGTGCTGCCTCGTCAAGAGGGAGGTCTACGAGAAGCTGGGCGAGCCCTACTACATCATAGACTACGACAAGAAAAGAAAAATGGAGATCGGCGAGGACATTTTCTTCTTTCAGAAGGCAAAAGACAAGGGGTACAAGATACTCTGCGACAACACAGTCAGCAGGCAACTGTCCCACATCGGGGTGTTCCACTTCAGGCACGACCTCAGCTATTAATCGGCCGTTTCGACTATATAGGGCATGGCCAATTCGTACGTAGAAGACTCAAGAATATCCGACCTTGACTTAAAGCAGTCGGTTCGGGCGGCTACATCCGCAGGAGATGACGCATGAGGGGGCGAGGAGGATTGATCGGTGCGAACGTGACGCCTGCGAATGCGGCGGCGGGCGGTGTGTGGACGCTGCGCGAGGCGGAAAGCCCGACGGCAGTGAGTGGACGAACCAGAAAATCGCGGACGCAGTATTCAAGCACACGATTACCGAGGCGTCATGAGATAGTGAAACAGGAAAACATATGAGTAAAGGCGTTTTATGGCACAATGGTAATGTGGGCGTGGCCTTGGTGACACGAAGCGGCAGTCATGCTCTGTTCAAGAGCATACTAAGCAAATACTATCCAGAGTTGCCTCAAGACGGCGGTAATTGGCCGTTTGTAAATACTGCGGACAGATGGCATCCTGTGATGAATCTGCCCAACATTATTGATATGAGTCACGAACCAAAAGAGTTTTTAGAGAAAGAATTTGCTGTGGTCGTGCGAAACCCCGTAGGCAGATTCGCCAGTTCGTGCGCCAGATTGATGAAAAGCCCTACAGAAGTTTTGGACAATCATATGGATAATGTTCATGTTTGGACACTAAAAAGCATGGGGCTACTAGACGCCCCAAAAGTCAAATATTTCTTGTTTGAAACCCAAATAAATAATTGCGCCGCTTATCTCGGGCTAGACACCCCATTGCCCGAATTAAACGGCGAACAGAACAAGCCAAAATTAAATGATGACGAATTGGCAAGAGTAAACCAAATCTTTGCTGACGATATAGCGCTGTACGAGAGGTTGAAGAATGAGTGAAAATCCAAGAATTCCAAACAAGTATGGGGCCGGGGGCATATGGAAATTGAACGATGTCAACTTTCATATTAAAAACGGCAATTGGCCCGAATCTTTTTACGATCCTAACCCGCCTCAAATTTTGTCTTCCAACTACTATACCGAGGCTGGCTTGGGTGACAATCTTATAACCACACTTGATAAGCATTATACCTTTTTAATCAACCCAAATGCACCAACACAACTAGTTGCTCTACCTGGAAATACAAAATTGTTTCTTTCATAGACAAATACTGCTGCAGCAATCAATCACATAATAGAATATACAGAATCTGGGGGATCTTCGTTCACCATAAACACCAATAGCTCATCTAATAGTCATGTATTAACTGAATTGACCAATGGCATCAGCTACACAATACGAATAAGAGTCGTCGATTCAGTAGGTTCTAGCGACTTTACTAATACAATATCGGCCATTCCGGGTAGTTCTATTGCTGATTTATTTGATGGTTCAGCAGGTGTTCTTCTATCTAATGCTTCTAGATCTCCTCGATGGGGCAATTTGTCCGTAGAAGGATCACAAAGTAGTTTGCGACTTACTGGAACATCATCTGCCGAGCGAGGACCAACAGATGTATACGGAAATTCTGGAAGCGTATTAGATACTGGAAGATCAAATTTTTATGCAGTTGCCACAATCGCCACGGCAAATGGCTTTGTTGGCCTATATGGTCGCACAACCGGCAGCACTGCTTCTCCCGGCAATTATTCTGTTGGGTATACAGTCTTTTTTTCAAGCGGAACAACCGGATCAATTAATAGAAATCAAAGATTCTCTTCTGTTGCTTTAACAACATTTCAAACTCCGCAACTGCAAACTGGCGACACGGTTGGGATTATGGTAAATAACTCACAAATTATTGCCTTAGTGAATGATGTTCAAATTGCCAGTGTTAGCGACAGTACATTTTCTGGAAATAATTTTACCGGCTTAAGTTTGGGTGTTGGAGCAAGTGTTTCTCGTTTTGATGTTTTTACAAGTTAATAGGAGTATTATCATGAGTTTACCAAAAACACAGTGGAGATATTTGGGAGTTGTCCCTTGTGCTTCCGCAAATACAGCAACAATTATCGAGGGAATTTACAATTTGGGATTAGGCACAACCTATCCCGATGGTTCAGCAAGAACTCCCGGTAGCGGTTCTGCCGGAACATACAATCTTGTTTCCAGTGGTACGACCAGAGTATTGCACATTGATCCATCTGTGCGTACCATAAACAACAAAATAGTGTTGTGTGCGGATACTGGTGGTACTGCGAGTTTACCCAACGGAGCGAGTAGGCTTCCGACATTAGCAAGTGGAGAAGGTGCGTTTGCTACTTATTGTGACAAAGTGGGATGCACCACCTTTTGGGGGGAGGGTCAAGTTGACGGTGTTGGTAGATTCACAATTTTTTCCACCATCATAAAAAACCCCGGAACATATTCTCATTGGACCGCTGTTAATCCTTTTACTAGCGGCTCTTTTTACGGATACTATCGATCCTTAATTACTACAAACTCAGGATTCACGGGCAACGTTCATGTTTATGAGTCAACGGATTGTTTGGCTGTGGCCTTTGTGGGTTCGCAAAATTATTTTCTACTTGCAGGAGCAATAATTGATCCTGAGAGTCCTGACACAACGTTGGATAGTGAAAGTGATGGTAAGCTTTATGGCATGATAACCAATACTTTTACAGCATCGTCTGGAATTACCAATAGTCTGCCATGGCCGGTCACCAACTGGTTATCTAGCGTAAAAGAAAATGTTACCATATCATTTAGTGGGGTCGCATCTTTTAATAACGGAGTAGTAGGTTCATCAACAGACGGTTTAAAAACCGTCAGAAGTTTGATTTATCAACCGGGAACATCAACCGGCGTCAGAATAAGTCCTCTGCTGTGGTATCCTGACCAACTTTTGATTGATTTGGGCGGAATGGCTACTTGGTCTGCGGCGCTCGCTAGTGGCAGACTTTCTGTGGCATCCATGTTCACACGATCCGGCAGATTGGTTAAAGTTCCGCTCACATTCAGGTATTATTCAACGGCTAATGTGGCAGGAAGATTGCGAGATATTTACTTTTTCAGCAATTCACGACTTCCAAGACGATTGATGAACGGCAATGTTCCGCTGGGCTATGCGTTTGGCCCGAGCGATAGTAGCGATGTTAACTGTTTATTTCTGGAGCATTAATATGCGTACACAACACGACGGCAGAGTTTTGGTGGTAAGGAATTTGATTTCGCAAGCAGAGTGTGATGACCTCAAAAATTGGGCGCTAGAGAACTCTTCAACTCAATTTGTTGACGGAGTTAGCGGCAATTGGGACACGAAAGAATTCACAAGGGTAAAAACACGACTCACCAACAGGATGGTGGGAGACAAGATAGCGTACCCAGAGTTGGTTTATAGTATTCAAAATCGCTTAAGAGAAACTTTTCCACTAATCACAAACGCAGAAGTTATTCGCGGTCACGGCAAAGACGGAGTGGTTGTGAGCATCACATACAACGACGGCGATGTTTACAAGCACAAAGACCCGGCAGTGAATGCCCAAGTTCCCGACACTGTTGCGCTACGATTTAACATTCTGGTCAGCAAAGCCGAAACGGGCGGCCTGATTCATGTTGAAGACAAGACTTACGACCTGAACGAGGGTGATTTGATGGCCTACCTCGTTAGCGAATATTACCACAGCGTTGATCAGTGTTTCGGCGATAACCCGCGAATTCTGTTCATGTTCGGATTCTGCGCCGCCAAAGACGCGTGGGAAAATCAAGCGCAATGACCCGACCAAGCGGCGGAATAATCGGCGTACTGGCAGCGGGTCTGGGCGAAATCTTCACAGTCCGAGAGGCGCAGACGAAAACTGTCATAAGCTCATATATATACCCGCATGAGCAGAAGAATAGGCGGCTACATTGGGTTCAATCGAGCCACAACGACAACGGCTGCCAGCGGCATCTTCACGCTCGGCGAAGCAGAGTCGCGCCGCCGTGCAAGCGAGTGGCCTCGCGGCCCCGCCGCTCCGACGAGTCTCACGGCAGCGGCTGGCGACGCTCGAATCTTGCTTAGTTGGACAGCACCGGCGACTACTCACGGAACCATCACCAACTACCTCGTTGAATACACAGCGTCGGGTGGCAGTGCGGCATATGTGCTGACGGGCAGCACCGGCACTTCTTACACGCTGACAGGGCTGACCAACGGCACTTCGTACAGTGTGCGAGTGGCGGCGGTGAACTTTACGGCGGGCGATTACAGCGGGGCGGCGACGGCGACGCCGGACTTGTTGGTGGTGACAGGCGGGACAATCACAACGCCCGGCGACGGATATAAGTATCACACGTTCACAAGCAACGGTACGCTACAAATCTCTGGCACTTTGACTTGCGATGTGCTTGTCGTGGGTGGAGGTGGACAGTGCGACTATTTTTACTTTAACTCAGGCGGTGGCGGCGGCGGCGTATTGTATCAAACTAATCAAACAATTACGACTGGCAGTTACTCAGTCATTGTTGGAAACGGCGGCATTGCAAACGGAGGGGCTGCGGCACAGTCTTCTTCATTTGCTGGTCGCGTTGCCACTGGCGGCGGTCGAGCCGGTGCTGGTCCTTTCGGGTATGGTGGTGGTACAGGAGGAACATCTGGCATACCAACTAGCACGAGTACCTCTGTAGGAAACGGCGGCGGCGGAGGAACAGTGAATGGAGACGATAGTAGCGGTGGTGGTGGCGGCGGAGCTGGTGGTGTTGGTGCAAATTCTGACAATTACGGAGGAGCAGGAGGCTCGGGCATTACGGTGTTTGGTGTGGTTTATGGGAAAGGAGGCAATGGCAGCGGGGGTGGCAATGGAGGCTCTGTATCAGCAAATCGCGGAGCGGGCGCAAATCATGGACAAAACAATGGCGGCTCTGGTGTTGTGATAGTTAGGTATCTGTTGACATGACCCTCCTCTACGCCCTCCAGGACGAAGAAGTGATCTTCCTCCTCTGCGAGGTCCTCCAAACCCTCTGCCTCTGCTACCTCGTCTGGCGGCACACATGAGACACATCATCGAACTCCCAGAGAGGGTCACTGTCCAGGAGGGCGGTGTCGACGACGGCGCTGGTCGAGATGTCAAACTTTTCGTCGAGCCTACACATTATGTCGTTCTCCTTGTGCAGGTAGCACAGGGGTTCCCAGCTATGCTCGTGGACGCCCATCTCGCTGTGGTACAGCACGTAGTTCAGGTTGCGGATGTTGACGAGGAACTCCCCGCCCTTCGTGCGGCACACGGACGGGTTGCTCAACGACGGCCCCTTCGTGGAAGAGGTCGGAACCAGAAGGGGCCTCAAAAAGCTTCCGCACTCTACAGCCTGCTTTGCGAGCATGGGGTAATATAGTTTCCTCAAAGAAGGTCGCCCAACACGACCATTATGGCGGCGAGCTCCTCGGGCACGAAATAGCACCTCGCCAAGACATGGCCGTCCAGGGACGACGGCTTGGCGAGCACCTGGCCCCTCTCTCCCCTGTGGAAGTCCCACCCTTCCCAGGCCCTGTTGGAGGGGTGGGGCACCTTGGCGAGCGTCAGCTCCCAGTGGATGCCCCTAGAGTACAGGAACACCCCCACGACTTGCGCTCGCTCGTGGAAAGGTCGTACCTGTCGCCGAACATCCTTTCGAAGGCGACCCTCATCGCGGATATGACCTTCTCCTCGAATTGTTCCGACCCCCGCATGACGAATGGGGTCGGCGCCCTCTTCAACTTCTTCTTGGACATGCTGGGCATCGGTCGTCACCTAAGGCACATAGCCGAGAGCCAGCACCTTCAGGGCCGCTTCCTTGCCGACCCTTATCAGCGTTCCGTCCACGCGCATGAGGACGTGCGACTCCTCCTCACCGGCGAAGCCGAATATGTCTGTCGCGAAAACCTCGTCCAGATGACTCTCCCCCACGACCTCCCCGAGGGAACTGGCGAGGAGCCTTATGCGAACGTGGTGGGATTCGTTTATTTGCCGTATGAGTGCCGCAATGTGTCCCACATCGAGATCGCCGGTGGCGTCCTCGGTGGTCACGGAAAATGAGGATTTCGAAAAGGACTCAATGGTTCGGGACACGATCTCGTCGGCGGGGACGTCACGTCTTATGTCCTTAACCCTTTCCACAAACAGATTGGCCACCTTGTTGGTGACCACGCGCCAGTCCACTTCGTCGCTCAATTGGTCGCCGCCTTCCTCTTGCCGTTCCGCTCCGCCTCGGCGAGATGCGTGTTGACCAGCGAGCCCACCAAAAGTCCCGCGAACACCGCCTTGGCGTTGCGCAAGACCTTCGCGTGGCCCGGGGGGTTGCCATCGGACTCCATCAGGGACGACACGAAGCCGTCCGAGAACGATCCGTCGTCCCGTTCGACGAATAGGGCGGCGGCACGGCCGACGGAATCTGCAAGAGTGTGGGGGTGCGGGCCCTTTTCTTCCCTTCCCGACCACACCCTCTGGAGCGCGTCAGGGTTTAGGGAGTCCACGACACCGCCGGATTCCACTATGGCATTCAGAGCCTTGGACTCGGGCGACCCCGACCCGCAGAACTTCCTCGCGTTCGCGAGTAGTTTGCCGTCGAGGACGACCTCGCGCACCTTGCCGGAGCCGCCGTAGAAGAACCTGACCCGCCAAGAAGCCCTGCCCTTGTGGAAGGAATTCGACAGCTCGAACCTCATGCCGCTCTTGAAGCGGAGCCCCGGCACGCAGGCCTTGAAGCGCCTGTCGGCGGAGTAGGAACGACTCGGCCTATCGGGCATCGTGGCGGGTGGGGCGTCTGCGGGCAGGACGAACGCCGCGAAAGAATCCCTAGGCTTGGGCAGGTCTGACGGCGAGGTGTCCATCATGGCGTGGGCGATGTGGTAGGTCAGAAGGGGAGGCACGGCGTTGCCAACCATCTTCTGCTTGAGGGAGTTGGATGGAGCATAGAACTGGTAGGTCGCCGGAAAGGACTGGAGACACGCCTTCTCGCGCAACGTGAGCCTCCTGAAGCCCTCTCCGTCGGGCACCACTATGCTCTCCCGGGAGACCCTCGTGCAGGTCGCAGTGACCGTCCTGGAGGGCCTGGACGGGTCGTCGGGGAACCTCATGCCGTTGTAGACGGGGTGGTTCGCCTTGGCGTCCCTGTTGAGGCGAATCTCCTCGGAGGACAGGGGCTCCTCGCGGGCGGTCTCTGTGAGGTCGCCAGGACGTATTACAAGGCCGTACAGGGGGTCTCTCGGCGGTTCTGCCGACAGAGCCGAGAGGACGTCACCGAGCGTCCTGGGGGCCGCCAGAGCCCTGTAAGAGAGGAGCAGGTCCAAGTCGAACCGCCCGATGATTGCGCGCTTTCGGCGCTGCGGCACCCCCCACTCGCTAGCGTCTAGGACGGCGACGATTGGGTTGAGGTGGGCAAAACGATGGAGGACGCCGCCTTGGTTCATCTCGTGCTGGAATATCGCGGCAAGCCGGGGCACGTTCTCGAGGGCCCAGAAGGAGGGCCGGACTCGGTCGATGACCTCTAGGAATTTCTCGACATCCTTGAGCCCCTCCAGGATGTCCCCCTTGCCGCCCCTGTTGGCGAGAGAGAAGTGGGTGCAGGGCGGGCTCCCCACCACGACGTCCACCTCGGGAACGGACGACGGGTCCAGCGAACGAATGTCCATCTCGACGGTGGAGTGGCCGTTGTTCTTCAAGTTCGTCAGGTTCGCAAGCGGCCACCACTCGTAGGACGCCACCACGTCGACGCCCGCCATCCTCAAGCCAAGCGACCAACCGCCCACGCCTGAGTATAGATCAACCGCCTTCAACTTGGGCCTCTTTCTCGTCGGAGCAAACAATGTAGCCGTCCGCTCGGGCCTGCTCCCTCGAGAGCGTCCTGTACCAGCCGCCATTCCTGCACATCTCGCCCGGCAGTCCGGTGACCTCGCAGGTCTGCATGCTCATCTCCTCGGCCATGCGCACGACTCCCTGTATGTACTCGTCTCCCCCGTCCACATAAACCCTGAGGGTGCCGAACTTCTCCTTGATCTGGGCGAACTTGAACTCTATCGGCTCTTTGGAGGCATCAAGGTGGCTGGCTATAGACCTGCACATGGCCAAGATGATGCCGAACCAACCGTCGGAGTGCTCGCACCCCCACGCCATGCACGACTCCTGCGGGCTCTTCCCGTAGTCAGCGAACAGGGAGGGGAACTTCTCCACCAGCCGCTTTTCCAAATCGGGGCTCATGTGTTTGTCCTTGCTAAAATGCCAATTGTAAGTAACCAGAACTTGCCGAGCAATACGTTCAGATGCCCAAGGACTTAAGATACTCGTCGAGTTGGGGGCTTCCGCCTGGGGCTCCCCGACAAGGCTTGAGATGGGGACCGTTGCACTTCCACGGCGTCACGCAGTTGGGACACATGTCGTCATCGCCGGACTCGCAGCCAAGCAATTCTAGAAGCTCGAAGCGGGACAGGTCGCAGGACGACATCCAGCCCATCCTCGCGAACTTCAGGTAGCCCGCGCTGGGCGATCTCTCCAAAAGAACGTCCTCCGCCACGCTCCCGAAGGGGCCGATCCTCCTCAAGAGGAAGCGCGAGCCCTCCGCCAACGAATCGAAACCCAGCATCGCTTCCGACACGGATCACCTCCAAGATTAGATTAGTCGTTGGGAGCGGATTCGACGACTGCCTCGTAGGAGGCCTCGAATATGTCGGGCTTGATCGGGTAAAACTCGCCGACGACGCCCCTGATCACCCAGTCGCCCTCGGTGGCTATGTGGCGCACCGTTAGCCTTGAGCCGTCCTCAAGGGTGCATATCTCCGCCTCGGCCGGGGAGGAAGGAGACTCACGAAGCACTCGGCCTAGGGCAGTGCCGCAGAACTCCTTCAGTTCCGATATCCCTTCGGGGGTCGCCAGGAACCTGACGGCCTCGACCTCTACGGGCCTCTTCCTGAACCTCATTTCTTGGCGAGCTGCTCTTTCTTGAAGTTCTCCCAAATGGCGCTGGCGTCCGCGACCCTTGTCTCCAACTGCTTCTTCTTCGACTTGTACTCGTCGAAGTGCTTCTTGAAGTGCTCCTCCAGAGCCTTCTTCTCCTCGTGAACCGCGGCGACGGCCTTGGAAAATTCCACAAACTCGTCCGTCAACAGAATCTCTTGCTCGTTCATGAAAACCTTTCTATTTGAACAGTGGTCTGCCGATTATCATAGCAAAAACACGACGCAAATCAAAGACTTCCGGGGCGTCTACTTTCGCTTCCTGGCGGCCCTGATCTTCGTGGCGTTCTCGAAGCCCTTCTCGCCGAGAATCCCGTCGGCAAAGCCGTAGTATACGGCCTCCTCGGCGGTTAGGTACCAGTCGCTCAACTGCTTGATCTTGGCATCCATGAAGTTCATGACCTTTCGCGCGCTAAACTTCCTGTCCTTGAAGTACTTGCCGTCCACCGCCCTCTGGGCGAATATCTCCAGCATCCTCCTGCAGAACCTGTTGTTCTGGTCGACCGCGCTGCTCACCGCCATGGTGTTGTCGTTGAGTTCGATGGAGCCGTGGTGGATCATCATGTCGCAGTCGGGCATGAGCACCCGCTTGTCGGCGGCCTGGAAAACTATTCCGCTCATGCTGCTGGCCTGTGCGTAGCCCAGGATGGTGACGGGCGCCCTCGAGAGCCTTATCGCGTTGAATATTGCCATGCCGTCGCTCCAGTTCCCGCCGATGGTGTGCATGTGGACGAGGATGTTCTGGGCGTTCTGGGCCTCCAGGATGTGCAGGTTCTTCACGAACGACGTCGCCATCCTGTACTCGACGCCCGGCTCCTCCTCCGCGTCAACGTACCCGTGCAGGTAAATCTCCCTGTTGAGGTGGTTGATGTGGTGGTCGTGGATTTCGCTTATGAGCTGCTCGACAGAAACGCTTCTCTTCGAAATCTGGCTCATTGTGGGCTCTCCGCGGGGGCTCCTGGGACGAGTTATCTAGCCGTCCGGGAGGCCAAAAAAAACCAAACCCGAAGACCGCAGTTTGCCCGAAGATTCGGCCCCATCGGGCGGGCGTTTTCAGCGGGAGTATTCGTCGTACTCCTCGCGCGAAACCAAATCAACCTCGCAATTGTCTCCTATACATCTGTATATGTACTCTATGCCGGCAGAGTTCTTGGTCGACAGGTATACGTCGTTCTTCCAGAGCTTGCGGAGCGACTCCAGGACCGGGCCCACATAGGCGTCGTGGAGGGGGCGACCCGTCCAGGCGTGCTGAAGGAACATGATGCCCTTGCCCCTGTGGTTCGGGTCGACAAGCCTTATGTCCGGCAGGCCTCCGTTCAGGTGCCTTGACAAGAGTTTCGCCTTAATCCTCTCGGGGTCTTTGCTCTCGATCTTGTACTCGCCGTTCGGGTACTTCTTCCATTCGAAGAACTCGTACTTCTCACAGAACTCCGGCGTAAAGAATTCCATGATGAGCGTGAGGTCGTTGTAAAGATTGCGAACCTCGAACACCTTCTCCCGTCCTAGGCCAAGGTTCAGGTCCCAGTCCTCCTTCCTCTTCAGGTCGTCGCACTCCTCCCACTCCCTGCCGAATTGCCCCTTGTTCCAGCGATCCTCTATGTCGCACAAGAGGTTGAACCCGAGTTTGTAGGGATTCATGCTGTATTTACCACCGAGCACTCCCATCTTGTGCTGGGCGTACTCGATGATTCCTGCGCTGTCGTGCTCCAACCCGAGGGAGGCGAGTCCCTGTTTTGCGATGATGTTGTAGTCGACCCAGCTGTTATGGTTTATGAAACCTTGTGCAGAATACCTGTGGGTTTCCTCCACTGTTATGTCGTATACAGTTCCTCTTCCATGCTGAATGGCAACAACCTCATCAAAACAATCTTCCTTGGTGAACCACACTCTATTGCCGACATGATTTGACAAGGAATCCCGCTTCCTCTTTAGTCCGAACCCTATTTCCTCCATGAATTTCTTGGTCTGGATTCCGCCCATGCGAATATGCCAAATATGAGTCTTGCTCTCATCAGAGGATTTCGCCTTCTTTCTAGAACATATAATTCCGTAATTGAGCAGTACATTCTGCACCTGCTCTCCCATTTTTTCACTTGATGTAGATAGTATCACGCCGCCCTTGCCGGCGTATCCGTCACAGTCGAAGTACGCACGCAAGAAGGCAGACATGACGTTTTTGGGAGACATCATTATGCATTCTGGGATCGTTTTTTTTCTGGCGCATTTGCCGGTATGAAGACCTAGGCTCTTTAGGAATTCCCGAAGAGCTTTGGAAGACAAGGACACCCTCCATCTTCCGTTTTTAGAACTTCCATCCCATTTTCTTCTCCCCCTAATTCCAAACAATGAGTATAGCAATTCCTCGTAGGCTTCCACCTGCTCAAGGTCGCCAGAAGTTAAGCCCAAAGTTCTGCCCGATTCAGAAATGTGACCGTCGCCAATCATATAGCCAAGAAAACTGGCAAGGCGAGAGTCGACGACGGGCGGTACGGATATCTTTTTCCTTCTGATTGTTTGGGTCTGCCCTAGTCTGGCAATCTGCTCGTCCACAATTCTGCTTATTTCTACAATTTCTTGTCCAGCACAATCGTCTGTGCGCCTTCCCATCCTGTATTCATGATATTTCCAGTATCGAGATCCAAGAATATTCTTTATTTTTTTGGTGTCCAATCTTTCTTCTTCAACATAATCCACAGATACCAATTCCGTGGGCCAAATGTCCGATTTGGCTATTCGGATCGCACTTCCCTCCTTCGCATCCCTCATGTAAACCCACTCGCCCATAGAATCCCAAATCCTGTGGGTGTCGGAGCCTACGATCTTGTATCCCCTGCTGGTCTCTATGGTTACGGTATTTGTGTCTTCGAAGCGAAACCAATCGGTTATTTTCCTACAACTTTCGCCATCGTGAACTAAACACGACATCTTTTTGTCTACAATATTCTTTGCGGCGATCATGCCTTTACTGGTTGGTATGAGTGTGTCCGGACCGACACAGGCATGCCCCTCGTTGGTCACCTTGGTCATTCTCTGCGGAGCGAAGTAGATGCTCTCCTCGTAAAGCATCGAAACTATGTCGCTCTCCCAGGGCTTGAGCGGGGCATTGTCGCGTATGAAGCCCATGATGTCCTTAGTGGAGCCGACGAACATGTCGAGGTACTCCGCGGCCTCGATCTTCTCGATCCGCTCGTGCTGCTTCTTGAGCCACTCCTCCGTGTTCAGGTACCCCTCCATGTAGTCGTGACCCTCTTCCACCTTGAGGCGGCTGGGGTGGTGGTACTTCCTGCTGTCCTTGTGGATGCTGTCCTTGTACCTCTTGGGTTCCCAGGCCTTCGCCGGGTCTATGAGGGTCTCTATGCGGAGGACGTGGTCGATGAACTCCGTGACGCGTTCCTTGCCCCAGCGCGTCATGTAACGCCTGATGCGCGTTCCGTGGTTGGCCAGCTCGTTCATCATGTTCTGGCTTGTCTGGGAGAAGTAGATGTTGTTCTTGAAGAAGTCTGCGTGGCCGAGGGCGTGGGCGACCACGGTGACGTTGTCGACCAAAGTGTTGGAGTCGAGGCAGTACAGGTAGCACGGAGACGTGTTCACGACCATCTCGTAGATCTTGTGCATGCCGTGCATGTATCCCTGTTGGAGCTCCTCGTACTCCATGCCCCACCGCCAGTGGGGGTAGCGCACCGGGAAGCCTCCGTACGCGGCGATCTCACTGATTTCGTCGTAGGTCAGCATCTCGACGACCGTCGGAGGGAAGTCGCACCCGAACTCGTGAACCTTCCTGAATATCTCGGGGAGGAGCCTCTTGAACTCCTCCGACATCGGGACGCCCGGAACAGTGCTGTCGCCCATCAGCACGGGCGACCCGAACATGAACTTGTTCTGCCTCATAAGTAGTTCGCGGCTCCCTGCCAGTAGCCGCCCTCCTTGCCCTTCGACCTTCCGAGCAGGTCGGATATAGAAGCCCTTATGGACTTGTCGCGTTCCTCTTCGTTGGCGGGGCTCATGCCCATGGTGCCGACCTGCGTGGTTCGTATGTTCTTTCCGCGGCAGTGTTCGTCCACATGGTGCTTAAGGCTGTGCTCGTACCTCCACGGGAGAACCTGGGCGATGCCCGCCATGTTGACGACATCGGGACGGAAGTCGGTGTCGAGCATCTTGCAGAAGACCTCGTTGTCGCCGTCCCAGTTCTCGCCGTCCGTGAAATAAAACAAGTAGATGTTCCACTTGATCGGGTCGAACCTGTTCTCAAACATGCCCGATATCAGCTTCAGGGCGGTGGAGCAGGTCGTGCCTCCTCCGTACCTGTGCTTGTAGAACTTCTTCTCGTCAACCTCCTTGGCCACGGTGTCGTGCCAGACATAGACGCGCTCAACCTTGTCGTAGAACTGGCGTATCCACACGTCTATCCACCAGCTCATGTCGCTGACGATGTCGCACTTGAACTGGTCCATCGAGGCCGACCCGTCGCGGGCGAAAAATATTACGGCGCTGCTTGTGGGGACTTTTATCTCATTGAACTGGCGGTAGCGCTTGTCGCTGTTGATCGGGGTGATCATCCTGACCGGGTTGGCGAAGCCCGGTATCTGATGCAGCTTGTTGATGCTTCCGTCGGCGCACTGTCTCTTGAGCGCCTGCTTGAGCGTCCTTGCGTTGTGGCGCAGGCTCTCCGGCCCCACCAAGGAGATATTGTTGTACTTCTTGACTATCTCCTCGTAGGTGTCGCTGGGCTTCGGCTTCATATCGGGGAGTTCCAGCTCCTCCTTCATGAACTTGAGAACCTCCTCGAGGTCGACAGCGACGTCGATGCCGTCGCCGGGGTCTTGACCGGCCTTATTGCCCTTGGCATCGCCCTTCTGGGGGTCTTTGCCTATGACGTCGCCCTCGTTGCCCTGCCCCCGGCCCACTCCGCCGGTGCCCTCCCCATAAACGATGTGGGGGATGTCGATCTTGGGGATGGTGACGACGACCTTGCCGTTCTTGCCTCGGCTCCGGAATATCGATCCGTTCTTGATGTACTTCTTGAGTTCCTTGCGCCTGATACCCCCGTAGACGTCTTGGAAGTCTTTGTGATCTTCGTCGATCCGGCGCGGCATGGAAGTCTCCCTTTAGTCGTCCTCGGAGACGTCCCCGCGGGCGAATATCGACGCCACATAGGTAAGCACGTCGGTGGCCGACTTTTCGTTGTATCCGTACTGGTCTATGAGGCGCTTCTTGACGGCGTCTATCTTTTCCTGAACATCCTTGTCGACCACCGCGGCGCCCTTGATGTCCAGAGCGGAGAGCTTGATGTGATCCTTGGTGTCCTCGAAAAGCTTGGACTCAAGGGCCCTCTTCAGCTGGGAGTTGCTGTCCCAGCGGAACTCCTTGCCCTTGTGGGCAAGGTTGCCGATGAAGCCGGCGAGCATCCTGCGGAAGTCGTCCGCCCCCACCTCTGGGATGTCGATCTTCTCCTCGATCGACCTCATAAGCCTCTCGTCCGGCTCCTGGTCCTGCTCGGTGAACGGATTGCGAATCTTCGTCCTGTTGATGTAGGCCATGACATTGTCGATGTAGTTGGAGCACAGCCTCTCTATCGCCTTCTCGTCACCGACGAGAGCCTTCTGCACCTCGTTCTTGAGAATCTCGTCGAGTTCCTTCCTCGCGTGGTCGATGCACTGCACGAATCTGGCCTTGTCCTCTTGGTTGTTGATCAGCGACTGGTGGTCAAGCCCCATCTTCAGCTCGTTGAGCACCATGAAGAAATTGATGTAGTCGTAGTGGGAGCTGAGGCAGTTGCTGATCTTGTCCTGCGTGTACCTGCAGCTTATGCCGGACATGCCCTCCTCGGGGTACTTGTCGCGCATCTCCTTGACGCTGTCCTCCGTCCATCCCGGGAGATTCCTGCCGTCGTACAACTTCGCCTTCTCCACAAGGCTGATCTTGCCGTCCTTGTCTTCCTGAAGCCTGGTCAGTACGGACCAGAGAGCCGCGATCTCAAGCGTGTGCGGGGCGATGTGCTGCTTGATCCTGTCCTTGGAGTAATGGTGCTCAAGAACCTTGATCTCGTCGCTCCACCTGAGAAGATAGGGCACGTCTATCTTCACCGTGCGGTCGCGGAGGGCCTCCATGGTCTGGTCGCTCTTGAGCCTCTGGAACTCCGGGGAGTTGGTGTGGCCTATGAGGACGGTGTCCACTGATATCTGGGGGAACTTCTTGGGCTTGATCTGTTTCTCCTGGCTCGCCCCGAGGAGGTCGTAGAGAAACTCCTTCGCCAGCTTCAGAACTTCGATGAACTCCACAAGACCCCTGCTTCCCACACAGAATTCGCCGTCGAAATTGAAGGCCCTCGGGTCCGAGTCCGTTCCGAAGTGGGGTAGCTTGCCCCAGTTGACGTCCCCGGTGAGTTCGGTGCTGTCCTGGTTCTTCTCGTCCTTGGGCTGGAAGGTGGCTATGCCGCATCGTTCGGCCTCGTTGTGCACCTTCCGTACGACGCGGATGTGGTTCTCGACGACCTTGCCCCAATCGCCGTCGTACTTCAGGAGGAGTTCCTGCATGAACCTCTTGGAGCGCGGGTCCAGGTCGCCCTCGACGGAAAGCCTGTACAAGGAAGTCCTGTCCTGCTCCGCGGTCTGCTCCGTCAGAATCCCGTTGAGGTCTGAGAGAACCTCCCTGCGCATGTCGGTAGGAAGCAGCTTGAGGGGGTCCTCGTGCATCGGGGACTCGTCCTCAGCCTGCGTGTATATCCCGTCGTCCTTGCCGGTGGGCAGGTTGACCCACTTGAACGTGTACCACGCTCCCTCATCGGTCAGGGAGTAGTCCTCGAGGCCCTTCTTGATGCAGCGGAGTATGGTCGACTTGGAGCTGCCGACCGGGCCATGCAACAGGAGAACCCTCCTGTCCGGGCCGTATCCACCGGCGGCGCCCTTGAAGAACTGGACGATCTGGTGGAGCGTTTCGTCGAGGCCAAAAATCGGCATGTCGGCCCTGTCAAAGAAGTCGTATCGGATGTAGGTCTTCCTATATCTCTCGATCTTGTTGGAGCCCTTGCCGACGATCATATCGTACAGGTACTGGTAAGCGGTGCGGGCTAGGCGCGGCCTCTCGTATACGAGGTCGAGGTACTCCGCGAACGACATCTCCTCGTTGATCTTCCTGAACTTATCCCTGTCGAACCTAGAAGAGAGCCTTCGCAGTGCGTCGCTCATATTGGCATTCCTTTCGGATGTGTATCCAATGTAATCTAGTCAGACTTGCCATTAAAATCAACCCGTCACTTCACCTCTCCGAAGTGCTTGCCGCTGGATATGTCGTCTATCCTTCTGTACGGCTCTGCGCCGACCTTAGAGGCCCTCGCCGCGGCCGCCCTTTGGTCCCTCGTTCCTCCCGGCTTGTCCATATTGTGCTTGAACCTGTAGTCGTGCCCCTTGGACTCGCTGTTCCACCTGTCGGTTCCAACTGGATTCGTGAAACTTACCGAAGGGCACCCCACCGTTTCCGTCTTTTCTGTGCTGCCGCAGGCGGGGCACGCCGCGGACGACACGGACTCCTCCTTCTTGGTCATCGAGCACCATACGTCGTATCCCTCGCCGCACTTGTCGCACACCATTTCATAAATCGGCATTTTCGTCGTACTCCTTCCTTATCTCCGCAAGACCTTTGAAAACCTTGGCGACCATCGCCAGCTTGTCGTCGGGGGACATGAACCTCCAACCGAAGGTGCCCTCGCACATCTTTATCGAACAGTCCATGAGGTGGCGCGCCGGGCTCTCCATCTGCGTCATTGATATGAACTCGGTCGGGGGCGGCATCTCGAACTCGTTTCCTTCGTCCTCCTCCCCGCCCTCGTCGTTGCCGAAATAAAACCTCTTCATCAAACCCCCGCCGATCTGTAAAGGTTGTTGCACTTCTCCCAAACTTTGAGGACGGCGACCTCGTTCACCGTGGCGGATGAAGTGCCGAATCTCTTCAGGGCCCTGTGGAAGGGCACCTGATTCCTATTTATCCATTCTTCGACGACAAAATTGCCGCATCCTCCAGAATAATCAACGAGGAACCTCTGGTCGTTTGACTTGGCCGTGGCGGGCGTCCAGTCGCCCTCGAAGTCGCGAACGGCCATCACTGTGGGTCCGAACCTGAAGTCCGCCTTCGCCGGCCGCCCCAAGACTCCAAAGACGGACGCCCATCTGAAAATTGGATGGATCAGGTCGACCTCCACAAACACCCTGCAGTCCGGAAGCGCCTTCTTGAACGAATACCACGCCGCGAAGGCCATCCAGTCATGACACGGGATGCACCGGCACTCTATAGATATCACAAGCCCTTTGGGAACCACGAATTAGATTAGTTCCCAACTCGCAAAGAAGGTCGAGGCGGGGAGGGCGGACGAATCGAATATCGAATGCGCATGCCCGACTGTGCCTGCCCGCCGGCATTGAGGCCCGTGGCCGTGATCTTCGAACCCTTGTTTCTCGACCTTTTGGCAAGCCATTCGGAAAATGGCTTCATTTCTTGGCCTGATCTCCGGCGGAGATGACGTCCGCGATGGCCTGGAGGTCTTTGGGGGAAGCCTTGGGGTCCGCCTGCTTCTTCTTGGCAAGCGCCGCCAAGGCCGAAGTCTGCGTCGCCTTGGGCTTTCCCATGGTAGCGACGATTGCCTGCTTGATCTCCGAGTCCACCGACGGACCCTTGGGCTTGTTGGCCGTGGGGGTCATCGGCGTCGCGCCGACCGCCTGCTCCCGTGCAACTATCCATTCCGAAAACGCCATGAATTGCATGGAGTTATGTAGACCCGACGCTCACTATTTTTCTTATAACCTCGGTGGTCGAATGTCCGCCCACAAGGCCAAAAGAACAAACCTCACGCACGAGGTCTGAACCGACCGGATCGGGCCAGTCGGATCCTTTGACCAAAACGTCGGGCATGACCCTCTTGATGATCTCGTAGGGCGTAGGCTCCGCAAAATCCAAGACAAAGTCCACGCAACCGAGGGCGGCGACCATCGACTTTCGGTAAGACAGGTCATTGACGAGAGGGTGAGACTTGTTCTGGAGGGCGACGCTCTCGTCGGTGTTTAGGGCCACCACAAGCGCATCCGCCCTTGACTTCGCGTACGAAAGCAGCTCGACATGGCCCGGGTGCAACACATCGAAGCACCCGTTGGAGAAGGCCAGCGAGAAGTCCCTGCACGCCAGCATCCTAGGATCAATGAACTTGGTGTCGGCTATCTGGTAGGGGTACAGCGGCCGATTCTCGTCGTTGGAAACGTACACGGAGCACGCCTCGAACGCGATAGAAACGGCACGACGTATGTCTATGGAATGACACATGCACATGGCCAAGAAGGCAACGAAGCAGTCGCCGGCCCCGATGACCGACCTGGCGGAAACGGGGCTCTGCGGTCTGTGCTCGAATGGAATTCCCTGCACATTGCCGAACACTCCCTCTCCGGCGTTGGTTATGACGACGGCCTGGCATCCGGTTCTGTCCATGATCTGTGCGCATTGGTCTCGCCAGTCGTCGAAGCCCGTTAGCTCCCTGGCCTCCTTGGCGTTAGGCTTGATGATCGTGCATCCGCTCCAGCGCTCCAGCGGCCCGTGCTTGGGATCGACTATCGTGATGGCGTCCCCGACGCGAGAGGCGAGGTCGCTCACGCCGCAGAAAAATCCCTTGTCGTAGTCGGAAAACACGACGACGTCGTAAGGGCCGGACGAGAAAAGGCGCCCGAGTATCTTGGCCTGAAGGTCTTTCAAGGAATCGTCGGAAAGACCGTAGTTCTTGGTCTCCTCGTCAAGGCGACAAAGCGGGAAACCCCCGCTGTAGTACCTCCTCTTCACGGGCACGCGCCTTGCGAATATGCAACCCTCCATGTTTACGCCCGCGCTCATTTTCTTGATGCGCTCGTTCGTCAGGGCGAAAAGACTAGCATCCACATTGAAGTTCCTCATCTGCGCACAGACATTCGAGGCTCCGCCCGGGGAGACGGACACGGGAATGTTTCTGTCGGACAGAAGCACGGGTATGGGGAACTCCGGGCTGACTTTGTCGGCGCGCACCTCGTAGTATTCGTCCACCATGGCGTCGCCGCACACGGCAACCTTCGGCCTGAAGTCGTACATCCTCTGGAGCAGCTCGTTCACAGGCCGAACGCCTCAAGCGTGCGTTGAAACGGGGAACCAGGGATGCTCTTCACCTCGTCGAGCATCATGCCGACCACCTCGCGCGTTTCGGCCTGCGTGTCGGTTTTCAGCCTGAGTCTCCATAGGTGGACGAAGGCGGCCAAAGAACCTGTCCAAACGAACTGCGTCTCAAGGCAGAGCGGCAGAACGACTCGGCACTGCTCCTTGGCGACGCCCGCAGAATCCATCTCAGAATACAGGGACTTGCAGTCTTCAACCAAAGACTTGATCTTCTCCACAAAACGCGAGTTGGTCTCGTAGTCAAGGTCTCCCGAGCTGCCCTGCTTGCTGTCCTTCGACTGCAGGCGGAGCCTTTCGGGAAGCCAGTACTCGTCGGAAAAGTCCACATATCGACCGCTTATGCTATTGGCGGTGAGGCCGACCTGATGCTTGAAGAGCTGGCGTTCCACGAATATGGGACATTGAATCCTGAACTGCAGCTGCGGGTGCCTGAACGGCGAGGTGTGCCCGTGGTCGACCAGAAAACGTATCAGCCTCGCGTCCTTGTCGTCGAACTCCGACTTGCTCTTGCCGTAGCTGACGCGCGCGGCGTTGACGACCATGAGGTCGTCTCCGAAATGTCCAATTAATTCGACTTTCACGAGAAGACGCCCTTCTTGGCACCCAACCTCTTCGCCTCGTCCCAAGGCGTGAAAATCCTTTCCATCTTGGTGCGTTCGAAAACCTGCTTCCCAGCGGCCGTCAAGGCAGACTTGCTTCTCATGGCGTGGACGATGGCTGGGTTCACCGTGAAGCGAGCGTTTGTCATGTACTCCTGGAACTCCCAAGGGGAGCCGTCGGGGACCTTGTCCTTGAGCGCGCCCGTCCACTCGCTCGCCCACATGTCCGTGTTTTGAGAGTGAAACCTGTTCGAGTAGTCCCTGCTAAAAAGATGGGACATGACGGCTATGGCAACCTCCTCCGGGAGGTCGAGGCCAAGGTTTCTCTGGTAGTCTTTGAAAAGAAGGCCGGTGGCGGCGGCGTGCTTGATGAAAGGCTTCTTGCACATCCAGAATCCTCCGTTCGTGTTGTAGACCACGTCTTGGACGACGCCAAAATCCCTGTAGATGAGCGTCATGGCCTGATTCGGCACGCCCCACCAATCGCCCCTTTTGGTTTCCGGGGAGTTGATGGGAGACTCTAGGAAGGAGTGCCACGGGTCGGAACCTATGATCTCCGAAAAGTCCTTGGAGGGCTTTCTAACGAAATAGTGGTCACTGTCTATGAACACGAACAGGTCGTAGTCCATGGCCTCCAACTTGCGGAGGTAGTGGAACTTCCAGTACTGCTTGAAGTCCATCTCGATAGATTTGTCCATCTCGCAAGACACGACGTTGGCGAGAGGCTCGTCCGAAAAGGTCAGTATGTCGTGAGTTATGCCGACGGACCTGATGGAGTCCATCAGCGCCTGCGTCATGTACCTGTAGTCCCCCCAAGCGACCGACCAGATAAGGGTCTTCATGCTGCCTCCACAAAGTTCAAAAGTTTGTCCCATTTTTTCTTGGCCACGGCCGCGTCGCACCAGATTTCCCTAGTGCATTCGCTTGCTAGCCGGCCCATCTTCCTGCGGATCACGGGGTCGGCGAGTTGCGCCAGCGCGTCCTTCATGTGCGAAAGCGTCTCCCAGAGGAATCCCGTCCTCTCGTCCCAAATCATGTTGGGGAAGTTCCACTTGTTCGGAGCGACGACGGGTAGCCCCGTCAATTGGGACTCGACAATCGCCCTGCTCTGGTTCTCTATGAACTTGTGGTTGCAATTGTAGAGGAACACGTCGATCGACTCGTAGAACTTCTGCGTCGGCTCCTTGTTGGTGGAAAGGAGGTCCCACCTGCCGTCGAACTCAAACCAGGAGTACTTTGCGGCGATCTCCTTGCTCCACCCCATGACTCTGAACGAGACGGGGAGCCCGTCCGCGGCCCGCTCGTAGAACACAGGGAAGTCCTCGGAGAACTTCATCTGGTCGCTTCTGCTGACCTTTCCGCAGACCATCGACTCGCGCGCAGGACGCTCCACATACGGCCACGTGGAGCTGTCGAAGTAGTTCTCAAGAATGGCCGTCTTTTGGCCCTTCTTGGCGTCCGTGAACTTTTTTCCTATGACGCTCTCGTGGAACGGCGAGGTAAAAAGGCAGCAGTCGACCTTGCCCTTCTTTATCGCCTCTATCTCCTCGCCCGTAGTCCACATCATGTCGTTAGACCAGAGGAATTTAAGCCCCAGGCCATTGATGAAGTCTATCCTTTTCGGCTCCTTGAACAGCCGGAAGTTGCAGTTGGCGTACGCGAACCCCTTCGGCCTCTTGGGGAGCTTCTCGGGCATGCAGTATTTAACGCCCAGCGCGTCCAAGAAGTCCGTGTTGTGCTTCTCTCCCAACCTGAATTCGTCATTGGGAATGCAGGTGATGTTGAAGTCGTCCTTGAGAAGGACGAGTAACTCCTTGAGTCGGGTGTCCGCGCCGCCAAGGTCGGATATCCACTGGAAGACATACAGGTCGGTTTTCATGATCTCAAAGAGTCTATGAAAACCGATTATTTATGTCAACTTCGAACCTTCGGGAATTTGGCCTCTGCGGCGGCGTCTATTGACGCCTGGTCGAGTCCGCGCGATTTGAGCATGGCCCTGAACTCTTCCTCGTTCCCGAAGAACGGATTAGAACGCCTGCCTGTGTTGGCTCCAGCCCTTCGGCTCTTCTCCGCGGCATCCTTGAGCCTCGCGACGCTTTTCTCTAGGTTCGGCTCCTTGGCCCTCCCCATCTTGTCTGCCCACATAAGAACCAGAAGCAGTTTCATGCGCTGGTCGTTCTTGATTCTGCCGTTGTCGAAAAAGTCGGCGATCACGCGATTCGGGAACCCGCCGTGGGCAAAGTCCATGTGTCTTTCTATAAGAAAGTTGACAAGATCGCGGTTCTCGTCGTAAAGCCTCACCAATGAATCAGGAGCCACAGACCGAAGCATGTCTATCTGCGGGGAGTAGTGGTCGGGCTTCTCGTGGCCTATGGCCTGTATCTTCCCCCCGGCTCCCATGGCGTTTCTAAAAGGCAGACCTCCTATCGTGGTGGCCGTCGCTTTGCCTATGTCGTGGAGCCAAGCGGCAAGGTTAAGTATCTGCACCTCCCGGTCCGACAGGGAAAAATCAATGTTGGCCAGTATGTCGCCAAGGGAGGGGTCGGACTTCAGTTTGCGCAGTTCTTCGGCGGCTCCCAGAACAGCCCTCCGCACCAGCTTAACATGCTTTAGTGTAGTCCCCTCCGGGTGGTGCTCTGGATTCTCAGGGACATCCCTCAAGGCATCCGAATATGCCTTGGCAAGCTCTCTTGAACCCTCCTCCACAAGCCACTCCTTGAATCCCATGGGGATATCTAGTCGCCCAAGACGATTCTTATGGAATCTTCGGGCGAGTCCGGGGTCGAGAACTCGTACAACTCGGAGTCCTCGAGAGCCTCCATCTGGTGCCTGAGTCCGGCCGGGACATGGAACGAGTCCCCCGTGGTCAAGACGGTCTCCTCTGCTGAGGCCACATCGTCAGACCATCCGTGCCTTACGACAACCCTGCCCACGCAGTAGAAAGTCTCCGTCTTGGTGCGGTGGTAGTGGTAGCTGCACCTCCCGCCCTTCCTGAAGCAGAGGATTTTGCCGCAGTAGCCGTCGGAGTTGTGGATTACCTTCTCGTGGCCCCAGCCCTTGATGACTATTTCCATGCCCGGATTATAAGCAAACGAAGACCTAGTCGTCCAGACTCTGCCTCCTGACCTCCTGGGCGAGCTTGTCGATCCTCTGCTCCGTGAATACCTCGAACTTCCAGCCCCTTATCTTGCAAGCCTGCTCGGCCGCGCGCCACTTGTTCTTGTTCTGCTCTAGGTCGGTCTGGCTGGTGGGCTTGACCTCCCAAAGCTCCTTGTGCCCGTCCATGAAGGTGACGAAAAGGTCGGGTATGTACTTGTGAGCCTGGCCCCTGTGGATGTAGTCGATGTTGAAGGGTTCCTCGTAAAAGGAGACCACCTCGTCGTGCCGGTCCAGTATCTTGTAGAGCTTCTCCTCCAGACCGGAACGGTAGCCCAGCACGCGCCCCGTCTTGGTCGACTCGTACTTGCCCTGCTTGAACCTCGGCTTCTTGGTCTTCTTGCCCTTGGCGGAGAAGTCGTGCCACACGATGGCCTTGGCCTGTCCCCTGAAGTTACGCAAGTCGTACCTCGGGTGCTTCACCTTGATGTGGAGTTTGGCGTCCCTCACCGGGGCTCCGCAGTGATCCAGAGGGCAACGAACGAAGTCCCTGCCCTCCTCGTGGGACTCAAGTATGTGGGACTTGAACTCGTCATACGACGAGAACTGTACGCCGCAGCAGAAGCACACGTGCTTTCCGGCAGAGTCGCCGAACTGCATCGTCATTCTCCCCCCTTGTATTCCCCCTTGATGGCCTCGAGAATCTTCTCCATGGCCTCACGCGAGGTGGCGCAAAAGTTCACGGCCTGTTCGTGCGCGGGATGCCAGACGTAGCCGCCCTCGCAGCGCTCCACCACGTAGCCGAGGCGGCTCGCCCAACTCTCTATCGAATTGTAGGAGGCCACGGTCACTCCTCCCCTATGGACTTGCCCCGCACATCGTCGTCGTCCGACACCGCAGGCAAAGGCTTGCCCATCTTCTTCATCTCCCTTTCCGCCACGGCATGGTCGACCACCTCTATCTCCGGGAGGTCGGCCGCCGTCATGACCACCATGGAACCCGAGCCATCGGCGGTTTTCTCGAGGTCGTGCGCCGAGAAGGTGGCCTCCTTGCGCCACTCCCTGTCCTCTTTCGTCTCCGGGTTCTTCATCCTGGCGAAGGTGATCCTGGACGATTCTCCGGCTCCGTAGAGCCTCCCGTCCTTGCGGAAGAACAGGCACAGGTCGCTCTCGACCATCACCCTGCTCGCGCTGTCCCACCTGTCCATCAGGCTCCTAAAATCCGAGAACATCTAATCCCCCAATAAAGAGTCACGGACTCTATATACTTTGCGATGAGACCAAAATCGTTCAGGAAATTCGTAGAAGACAAGGAGCGGGAAGTCAGCACCCCCTACATCGACGCGATAAGCGACGAACTCGGGATAAACCCCGACGATCTGGGCGAGGAGCCGCAGGTCGGGAGTTTCTACTCCCTGGGCAAGGACATAAAAAACCTAGGCGCGTACCGAGTGGTCAAGATCATCAGAGACTCCGACGGGTCGCCGACCCACGCCGTCGTGAGGACGATTGAAGACCGAGCAATAAACGACAGAAGATACAGACAAGGAAAAGACGGCATCCGAAGGATGGAGGGTGAGGCAGACGAGGGAACCTTCGTCGTGCCGATAGACGAACTAGACAAACTTCTGTCTCAAGATTTCCAGCCGCCTCCCGCCGCAGGAACTCCGTAATGGATCCTTCCGTGTCATCCTTGACCCCCATGCTTCCACAGATTGCCCGCGAGGCTCAATCGGTGTACGACGCGTGGACACAAGACTCAGACGGACACGACGAAGAGTTCGGGTACGGGGGCATATGCCACTCCATAGCAGACGCCATCGCCGGCGTGCTGGAGGGCCACGGAGTTGAGGCCGCTACCGTCTCGCAGTCAATCGGCGAAGTCCATGTTTATGTGGTGGCAAGATTCAGGGAGGGCGTGTACACGATAGACATCCCCCCGGGCACCTACGAAACAGGATCCGCGTACACTTGGAGGAAGCGGCAGGGGGTCGAGATTGGCCCAGAAGACATAGTCGTGTCGCAGATCGACAAAAATGCGAGCAACTTCGAACAGTACGTCGAATCCAGGCCTGGGTTTGGGTTCCGCGACTGGCTGGCGGAGAGCTTCCCGAGCTTCATCGTGAGGCGCACCTGGCCATCCCTGATCGCTTCAGAAATGGAATCACCATCTCGTCGATCTTCGCGTAAAGGTCGTCGATCGTGCCGTCGTTGACGATGAAAAAATCCACCAGGCCGAAATCTCCCTCGGCCTCGACCCTGCCCTCTTTGCCGTCCTCCAAAAAGCGATCGACAAACCTGCGTATCTGGGATTCGGATCCGTTTGGGTCGTCATTCAGGAATCCCGGGCGGAACATCAGCATGTTAAATCCGCCCCTCTGCCTGACCGCCGCGAGCTCGTTCCTGTATCTGACATCTGAAATCACCACGCCCTTCGGCGACTTTCTGAAAAAGGTCTCTATCCAGACCTCCTCCTTGATCCCGCGGAACCCGTCACCTATGAACTGAAGGGCCTTTCTGACGTTGATCTTGAAGCCCGGCGGAGGGTCATGAATCACCTTCCAGCGCTCGACGAATTCCATATCCACGCCAAAGTACTCGCAAAAAGCCTGCTTGACGCTGCCTGCGAAGGCGCCTCGACCGAGGCCCAATTCTCTGGCGATGTGGTCGGCGGCCACATCTTTTCCCTGCCTGAGCTGCCCGGCAACCCCTACTATCATGTCGTCCTCCTTATTGGCATTATACTCTTCTAATGCCAGATTTCAAAGCCTAAATAACACACAGGTGACACATGGAACCAATCTGCGGAAACTGCCTACTTTTTGACAGGGCGAACGAGCGATGCAAGGTCGCAATTCTAGTCGAGGGAGAAACACTGCACATGCCTGTCAGCCCGAGCGACAGATGCCACATGGACGATCTGGGCATACCTGTGGAGCAGGTCAGGTGGTGGGTGGAAGATCCCAAGACCGGGGAGGCTACGGACGGCAATGGAACAGTGAAAATCGAGTACCCCGACGGGTTCTTCGGGAGGTAGATGGGGAATTGTTGCGGGCCGTTCAAAAGGGGGAGACCAGCCAAGGCCGTAGTGCCCAGCCAACAGTGCTTCGTGGACTGCTGCGGGAAGATATGTCCTCCAGAGGGTTGCTGCGATGCCATAACCATAGAGTTCGAGTGCGGCTGCGGCTGTGAATGCCAACAAAGCTACAACTTCAACGGCCTATTGTTCAAGAAAAAGAAGCCGCGCACTATCGGAATACCATCCTTCTCAAAAAAGGTTCTCGAGGCGAATGGCTTCACATTCGCCGCTGGCGGCACGGTCCCATCCATACCGAGTTCCTCCACAACAGAAGAGCCCAGCAGCACCACGGTAGAGCCAAGTTCATCCACGACGACGGAACCCAGTAGCAGCTCGTCATCCGTGGAGGATTCGTCGTCATCGTCGGAGAGTTCTTCGTCGTCGGAGAGTTCTTCGTCATCCAGCAGTTCTTCGTCGTCGGAGAGTTCTTCGTCGTCGGAGAGTTCTTCGTCGTCCAGCAGTTCTTCGTCCAGCAGTTCGTGCGTTTGCAAGACCGCATCGGTGAAGATCACAACCAACGGATGCTGTCTATACCTGGCGTCTGGTGGCGTGGAGGCTGTCGGCGCCGGCGAAGTTTCGGCGACTCTCACGGGTCCTGATCTGGACGGGTGTCCGGTGACTCTGGTGATAAACGGGCAGAGCTCAAGCACCGTGTTCGTGGAAGACGGAGAGGCGATCGAAGTCGAACTGCAAACCGAGGGAAGTTGCTCGTGCTGCAAGACCATGTCCGACTGTTCCTCGCAGTCTGCCGGGCTGTGGGTTCAGAAAAGCAACAGAGACAAGTCGACGCTCACGCTCGACAGGAAAGAGCTCGTGGCCAAGGTACGTATGGCAACCGACAAGGTCAGGGGAAGACGAAGAAGGCGTTAAGACCCCTTGATATAGTTCAGTATGTCCGCCACCTTGTCCTCTTTCATGTTGAGAGCCTTGCTTGCCCCGGCGGGGTTTTTGAGGATGTCGGATGACCTACGGAATCCCGCGGCATACAGCCTCTCGGCCCTAACCTTTCCCACTCCCGGAAGCCTGCAGAACTCCACAAGTTCCTGGCGCACGCCATACGCGATACGCATAGAAAGATCCCTGAAGAACGAGGACTTGTTCCATTTGGCGGCCATCGAATCCAGAAGATTGAGGACGCTGGCAAGCCTGTCAAAGTCCATCTGGAGACCTCTTGCCATGGACGCGAAGGGGCCAAGGGGAGACCCGTTGAAGAGGCAATGGTAGGCGTAGGCGCCTTTTACGGTTCCATCAGGCCAGTCGCCGAAGGCCTTCCTGAACTTGACGGCGAAGAACTCCATCTCGTCCTTCTCCGCCCTTGTCACGAAGCCACTCCGGATGGAATCCACATTGCCGAGGGCCATGGCGACGGCCAAATCGTTCGACTCGTTGGATTTGGCGAACAAATGCTTGAAGTTGCGCCGAAGGTCGGCGACGTCGAACGGGCTGTAGTAAAGCATGCTCGACACCTTGCCGACGGAGGTGACCTCGTACCTGCCACCCTCCTCCTTGATCGCCCCAACCCTGAGGAGGAGGTCTATGGTCTTGTCGGCTATCAAGTCGTCGAGTTCCTTGTACTGGAAGTACGCGAGGGATCGTGCGTACCAGTCGTGGACGTCGGCCATGCAAGATATCAAGCCGTGATGTATGTCGCTGACGAGATGGAAAGCGAGGGTCTTGTAGTGCGGATCGTCCTCGCTACCAGTATGGTTAAGCAGCTGTGACTCTATCTTCTTGGGGACGGATAGGCGCTCGATGTGGTGATCCGGGTTCCTGTCAGGCACAAGGATGTAAACGTCGCCACGAGGGTCGTACCCCGGCCTGCCGGCTCGGCCTGCCATCTGGAAAATGTCGTAGGTCTCGACCTCCGTCATTCCGCGGTGGACGCCGGCGATGATCACCCTGCGGGCGGGAAGATTACAGCCCCACGCGACGGTGCTCGTCGCGATCAATACCCTCAAGTCGCCGTTCTTGAACCTGTCCTCGACGGCGTGTCTCTTTTCCTTCTCCAGATCGGCGTTGTGGAACTCGCACTCTATCCTCCGATCGGCCAGAGCCGACCTGATCCTCTCTCCGGTGGCCTTGGAGTGGACGAAGACCAGAAACTTGTCGTCCTTGTATTCCCTGATCAGATCGACTGCCTTCTCCGCCTTGTACTCCTCGGTCTGGTCGTAGGTTTCGGCGACCTCGTACTCCTCGTAGTGGATATCGAGCGGGCACGGCCTGTAGTCGGAGACTATGAGGTAGGTATCCTTCTTGACAAGGCTGCACGCCACCCAATTCGCGATCTCGTCGACGTTTGGCATCGTCGCGGACAGGAATACTATCCGCAAGTCGCGGGCGATCTTGGAGAACTTCATGAGTCCGACCTCGAGGTGGTCGCCCCTACCCGGGACAGTGAGGAGGTGCGACTCGTCAACAACTATCGTGCCGCAGTCCTTCAGGAACTCGTTCTTCTCCGACTCCATGTTCCTGCAGCGCGAAGACAACATCTCAGAGGTCATGACTATCACGTCAGCCTCCTCGAGCTCCTTGTGGCGCGCCTCCGTGAGCCTGTAGTCGCCCGTGCATATGGCCACCTTGAGGCCGTCGAACACGGATCCGGGCGAAGTCCAGTCGTCGATCTTCTCCTTGGCGAGAGCCCGGAGCGGGGCGAGGTATATGGCCTTACCTCCCCTCTTCCTGACCTCGTGGGCCATGAAAAGCTCCGCGCATATGGTCTTGCCCACGCCCGTGGGGGCCGCTATCACGCAGTTGCAGTCCCTATCGTGCACCTCGAAGACCCTGCTCTGGACCTTGTTGAAGTAATCGAACGGGTACCTTCCGTGCTTGAAGGCAGAGGCCTCAACAAGGTCGTTCTGGTCGGTCAGGGTTATGAGAGACATAAGGGGTGGTTCCCGCGTCCCTATTTCTTCGAGGATCTTCGATCAAGCTCGGCGGCGGCCGCGTCGCCGATAGAGTCGATTCGCACGAACCAGTCGTCGGCCCCCGTGGCCTGGGCAAGCCACCGGTCGACTTGGTTGTCCCGCTGCAGTATGGCGCAGGCAATCGACCTGTCGAACGCCATAGTCTGAGGCAGGAGATCCGCAAGGGTTCGCAAGTCCTCGTCCCCGGCCCTGGCACAGAACTCCTTCACAAGAACCGTCTCCGACTTCCCGACCCTCTTCTTTGACTGAACCATGTTTGATCCCCACTGCGATGAGCCGAACCACGACGGCACACATGTGCGTCGATCGCGACACTTATTTAGAATAATGCAGATTGATGCAGCGGTCAATACGTATTTCTAAAGAACATCAAGTATGTTGACGCTCGTTCCGTCGTCGTCAAGGATGGACTGCTGGCACACCATCTCCCTGTCGCCGCGGTACCTTAGCCCTAGGTTGTACCTGTCTATGGAGACCGAACGGTTTCTCTGGGATGCCACCACCCAGCAGTAATCCGGGGTTATCTCCTGGTCGCCGTGCCTGTTCTCCTGCGTGACGCCGACCTCGAGAACCATCCCGCTCGGGAGGGCGAGCTCCAGCGTGCCCTCCTTGAGCAGGTACTCGACGAGCAGTCTCTGTATCTTGTTCTTGGCGGCCGAATTCATGGTTGAAAACCTCCTGAATTAAGGGGTCGGTGCTCAATACAGATTCAATTGTTCGGGCCTCATGTAGGCATATCTGAGGCCCTCGAACTCCCGCGTTTCAGTCCTCTCCTTCATGGGCGAAGCTATCGGCCGGCCCCTAGAGTCGAGGCAGACGCTCCAGCAGTAGACCTTCTTGTCTTCTTGGTAGAACTCGACGAGGGCGAGCTGGTGCGGCCCCAACGCCTTCTTGGCCAGCTTCGTAACCAGAGAGAAAGGGAGGAACGGGGCGTATTTGTTGTAGACCTGGAACGACTCGAGATAGTGGTCGTTGTATGCCGCCCTGTTGAAGTGAAAGACGAGGGAGTATCCGTCCGCCTCAGCCTCGGACCTTTTCAGGGGCGAAAGATAGTATTCCAGTTCGACAGGGCCAAGCGGGAAGTTGTACGGCACCAGGTCGCGGGAAAGATTCCTCAAGTTGTCTAGTCTGGCGTCGAAGTTCGACATGGCCTGTGCCCTCTGCAATATGTATCCCGGAGAGACTGAATAAAAGCGACCGGTTTGTCCAAAAACGCCCGTTTAATGGACTGTTTTTTGGCGGTTTGGCAATACGCCCGCGGTTGGTCTAATTTAGTTGGGCGAACGGAATGGCAGAGAGGAGGGGAGCAAAATGTCTGTGAAGTGCCTCATGGTAGAGACCTCCGACAGGAAGCGATTCTTCCTGCCGATTGCCTGCAGGAAAATGCTCGGAGAGTACTGCCGCGCCTTCGGGGCGAAGACCCAAGTCGTGAGGGCCGAACTCAAAAGGTCGCAGCTGGCAGGCATATCCAGCCTGGTGTCAGCGGTGTGCGACAAGTCGCACAGGACGGCGAATGTAAAATTCAAGGCCGAAGGCCAGGCCAAGCCAAAACAACGCAAGCGCTAGGGCGGAGCCTCAGTCCTCGTCCTTCGAGCCGATAAGGTGCCCGACATCCTGGTGGGTGTCGATCTGCTCCACGCTGTCGCTGTTGGTGAGCGCTATCGCCGCCGACCACTCCTTGAGATATTCGGACACCTCCTCCGGGCTCTCTGCGTCGACGAGCGCCGGATACTTCATGAGTATGGAAGAGTCGAACGGAGCGGACTTCGCCTGTTGGAATGTTGCCCCATCGTCGCCGCCGTTCCAAGGAGCGAGCACCGCATACTTGCCAGCCCCCTTCGCGGGCTCCACCCGCTTCGCCATAAGGAGGGCGTCAAGCAGGCCGCCGAGAGGGTTGATGCCGGAATCGAAGAAGAGAGGGACGTTCTCGACCTTTATGCCCGGGGTGAAGTGACGATTCTTCTTGTTGGCAATCGTCATGTTGACCCCGAGGGACAGCTTCGTGTCCTTGTCCTGGAACGACTTGGGGGCGCCGGTCCTGAACCTGAGGGAGGCGTAGAACTTGAGGGCCTCGCCTCCTCCGCTGGTCGTCTCGTCGTTTCCGTAGATAACGCCGATCTTCTTGCGCACCTGGTTGATGACGTACAGGGTGGCGTCGTTGTCGTTGAGGAACGGGTTCAGACTCCTCAGAATCTTGTTCGCGAACTTGGCCCGCTCGCCGGGGCGCTCCTGGCCGACCGCGTCGATCTGGGCCTTGGTGGGGTTGTCGGGGAGCTCGACCTCGCTGAACTCGCGCTCCGTGGGGTTCACGCCGATGCTGTCCCAGACTATGCCGATCGGCTTGTCGGGGAACTTCGACCTTATCGCCCTCACCACAGAGATTATCTGCTTCTCGACCTGCTGGAGGGTGACCGGGCTGTACACGATGAGCTTGTCCGGGTTCACATGCCCACACCTCTCCGCGAACTCGCTGCCGCTGGACCTCTCGCAATCAAGGAGAACCGCTATGCCGCCCTGATTCTGGATTGCTCCCAGGAAACAGTAGCCGAGGAACGACTTGCCCGAGGCCTCCGGGCCGAAGGCCTCGATGATGCGTCCGCCCGGAAAGCCTCCCTTGACGAACTTTCCGCTGCAGGCGTAGTTGATGGCGAGGTTGCCGGTGTTGACATAGTAAGGAACTATGCCCGCGTTGCGCAGGGTCTCGCCGCCAGTGGACGAGAGTATCTCGTCCAGAATCGCATCCTCGTTCTTCTTGGCCTTGGCCATGATGGTCTCCTTCAGTGTTCGAATGGCGGGAATAGGGCGTCCCCTGTGGCCCGATTGCCACAGGGGACGCCGTTCCGACAGAAAAGAATCAGCCGAGCTTCCTGAGCTCCTCGAGGAAGTCCTCGTCGGCGTCGGAATCGTCAGAGTCCGACTCGTGGGCGACCGCGGCGGCGACCGGGGCCGGCGCGACGGGAGCCTTCGTTTCGGCGGCAGCGGAGCGGCCGACGTACTTCGTGGGATCGAAGCCTCCCTCGGTCTCCTGCTTGAGGCCGAGATGGACGAGGAGCTCGTGCTCCAACTCCTCGTAGGTCTTCAGAATCCTGAGGGCCTTGAGGTCGTGGAGGTTCTCCATCCACCGCTTGCACTCGTCGGGGTCGCCGGCGGGGCTCTGATCAAGGAAGTGCGAGCTCTCGTAGTTCGGGAAACTCTGGTCGCCCGACTTGCGGATGGTCTTGACGAGCTTGAAGTCGTAGCCGGCCTTGAAGTCGGTCACGTCGCCGAGCCTGTCCTGGTTCATCTCCTTGTCGCCGAGGATGCCCCTCAAGATGATCTCGTGGACGGTCTTGCCCACGGAGAGAATCTTCGGGCCGACGTTCTTCTTGACCGTGCCGTCCTCCGACCGCTCCTCGCGGACGATGACGTTGTAGTAGTACCTCTCGATCGGCTTGATCTGCCGATAGAGGTTCCTCTTCTGCTCTGCCTCCGCGGGCGCAGCCTGCTCGCTTTCCTTCCAGAGGTGCCGCATGTACTCGCAGATCGGATTGCGTCCGACCCACTTGCCATTAACATAGTCCCGTATGTCGTGCAGGCTCTTGCCGTTCACCCTGTGGAGGGCGGTGACGAGGTAGAAGGGGTTATCATCCCTGCCGAAGGCGCCCTTGGGGGCTGGCGGGAGGAGGCGCATCACAACGCTTCCCTTGCCCTCCGGCATCCTCACAAAGTTCTCAAGGAAAGACCCACCGCCGCCCTCAGCCGCCTTGAGCGTCTTATAGTCGTTCTGAAGTGATCCAAGATCAAGTCCCATGTCATTTCTCCGTTGTAAAGGTTAAGGTTTCGGCGACACTTCCGTGCCGCGTCAACATGTTATACATAAGATCGGAGAAACGGTCAATAGACTTTAGCGGATTTTTTCAGAATTCATTCGGAAGGCTGGGTGGTGTCCAATTGTCCCTCTAGACCCGAATCTGCACTGGCAGCCCTGGCCTTCGCCTCCAGAGCCCCGAACTTCTCCTTTAGCGTGTGGTGCCCTTCGGCCTCTAGACTGTCGTTGATCGCCTTTTTCTGGGCCGCGTCTCGCTCGTACTCGTCCTCTAGCGCCTTGAGTATCTCGGCATTCCTTTGGAGCCGTTCCAAGACCCTCTTCTTATCGGCCTCCTCCGCGGCCTTCTTCTTCTCCGGGTCGTTGACTATGGGGGCGATCTTGTCCCTGAACTTCCTGTCGAGGCTCGCCCTGCGTCGCTCCTCCTTGGAGGCCGCGTGCAGCTTGTGCCTCCTCGCCGCCGCCCTGGCCTTGCCCTTGAGCTCCCTGGCCTTCTTCTTCTGCATCTGCTTCTTGGTTGGCATCACTTTCTCCTTATGTCAGGCATGTCCACGTGCTCGTAGTTCCCCCACAGGTTCACCTCCTCCTTGCGGTCCTCCGCCCCCACGTAGGTCGGACCTTCGTCCTGCTGGACTAGCCCGGAGCCTATGGCTACGAAGTACTCTGCGCTTGCGTCCACGTCGCGGCCCGCGTCGTCGGTTGTGGAATAGAGAAGGATAGTACCCATGGACTTCTCCGACCATATGGGGTACTGCTTGCCAGGCGTGAACCGAAGTCCCTTCTGCTTGGCCTTGATCGCGGACATCGGATCCGGGTCGTATCGCTCGTGGCGAAGCGGCCTCCTGGCCAGGTTCCTCGCGGCGACGGGGCACGACCTGTCCGCCGCCTCCTTGGACGGGGAGGGGAGGGGCTTGAAGTCCTCCAGGGGCGAGGCTTCAGCGGCGGGCTCCTCGAACTCGCCCGTCTCCACCACCGCCCCGGAGTCGAACGAGAACTTCTTATTCTTGATGACGATGCCCGAGGCGGTCTCCCTGTACGACACCCGCTTCCTCGCGTACTCGTATATCTCGACGTCGACGATCAGCACGTTCCTGCGGGCGAGCTGGGTCATGATCTTCGCCGCCAGCGCGTCGAGCCCGACGTCCTCCGTCACCTTGCCGATCTTGGCGCTCCGCTCCTTGACCTCTTCGGAGTAGACGCCCGGGACCTCGGTCGCCTCCTTGTACCTGTAGATGATCTCGTATCCCATGGACTAAACTAGCTACCTCTCCACGATCCCGGAGCCGTCGCGGGTGGCGAGAAAGAACGGGCTGGCGCCCTTGGCTCGACAGAAGTCATCGAAGACGGCCCTTGAGTCCTTGTGCGACAGGCGGTCGACGCACATCACGCCGCCGTTCGACAGGGAGGCCCAGCAGAAGTCCATGCAATGCATGAGCTCGTCGCTCCCCATCTCGTAGGTGACGGCGGCCATGTCGGTGCCCCGGCACGAATTCGCAAGAGACGGGTCGTGCAGGTCGCCGACGTGAACCCGAACGGGAAACCTCCTGCCGGCGGCGGACTTGATGTTCGAAACGGCCAGCCGAGGCGAATAGAAAGATTCAGACGGGGACTCGACGCACACGGCCGACTCGGGGCTTCGGCATCCCCGAAGAAGGCAGCTTACATGCAAGCCGAGGTTCAGGCCCACGCAGAGCACCCTCTTGGGATCGAAGACCCTCCCCATGTGGTAGTACATGGGGAGGTAGTTGGGGTCCTGGTACTGTCCCGTGAGCCTCGAGGACTCGTCTATGAGACGCATGCCCCCCAGAAGCGCACGAGAAGATATGCCTTGGGCTCCGATCCTCCTTGCAACTTCCGCGGCCGCGGCGGCGAAAGGGCCGCCGTCGGCAAGATCAGCAAACGCCGTTCCGAGTTTTTGTGTCATAATCAGGTGATCACGTGAAGCGTGGTTGAATTTTTCGTAGACAACTGGTCGTAGTTCGCCTGCGAGATGGCGACGATGTTGGTGATCGCCGTGGCTCCGTTGATACCAGACGGATTGCTAAATGACGAGCCGTCTAGAACTGTGGAGCCTTGAATTCCAATTGTGCCTTGAGCGCCCGTTGTCCCTTGCAAACCGATAGGGCCTTGAATGCCCGTGGTTCCTTGCGTTCCCTGAATGCCTTGCGACTCGGCTCCGACCAAACCCGCTATGTCCCCCAAGGTGATCTTCTCCGTGAGGGTGTCCTCCGCGTTCGTCGCGGGCACCACGGCATCGGGCGTCGCCACGCCGGCGGGAAGTTCGCTTATTTTGATATCCATAGACGTATTTATGGACGAAGGGGCTTTTTCTAGTCTATCTATTCCGAACGACGCCCGAGCTGTAGGACTTCCATATTTCAAGGTCGAACTCGGCTACGGACTTGCCCGAACAGTCCGCCATCCCAAGGAAAATCTCCTCAAGTTCTAGGTACCTCCTGCCGGAGGGCGTCGACTTGGGAACATCGATTCCTTTGGCCCTCATGTACTTCAGCACATGGGTGTCCAAGCCGGCGTGCCGAACGCCCCTTCGGCTGTGGATGAGGAAACACCTCGCGGTCTTCGGGCCGATTCCCCTCACCGATTCCAGTTCGGCGACGGTGCAGGAGCGCAAATCAACACCGGAGGAGGCCAACTCCAGCATGGAGCGGGACTTGTTGTTGTAACAACCTATCCCGTGCGATCGCAGGGCCTCGGCGAGGCCGTGGCCGAAGCTTAGCACTATGGAAAAGGGCGAATCCTCTCCGAACCGAGCCCTGCCATCCTCAAGAAGTCGGCACAGGTTCGCCGCGGCCACCGAGGCCTTCTTGCCGGCGGCGCAAACCCAGAAGAGGAGGACGAGTTCTAGGCCGTCGTCGGACAGACCGAAGTCGGTGATGTTGTCCGGGTCGACCAGGTAGTTCATTGGCCGCGGCCCACGATCTCACCCACGCGGTCGTCCTTGTTCCTGAACACGATGTCCGTGTTTAGCTTGTCCATCTCCTTGCGTACCATGTGGCCGCGGCTCATGGCGTTCTCGTGCGCCTTGTCCCAGGCCTTGAGGTGTTGCTTGAGGAGCGTGACCTTGTGCTTGGCGCCGATGATCTCCTTCTTGGCATCGCACACGTTGGGGTCCTTCTTGGCGTTGGCCTCCGCCAGCTTGTCCGTGCACCCGCTCTCCTTGCTCCTTTCGTAGGAGGCGGAGAAGAGCACGTCGTACTCGTACTCCTTGTAGGCCATTATGGCCTCCGCCTCGGCGAGCTTCTGGCTGAAGTAGTCGTACCACAGGGCCAGGTTTTCCATGAAGGCGTTGAGGCTGGTCTCGTTGAACGACAGCCTCGAGTTGTCCAGCACAACCTCCTGCCCCCCGAGCTTGATGACGGTCTGGGCGTGAGGCGACAGACGGTCAATGTCCGCCTTGGGTATGAGGTCGGATACTTCCATTTCAGTTCCTTTCTTCCAGTGGAGGACGCTCGTCGGGCTGGTCGGGGTCGTCGTACCCCGAGTCCGACGAGAAGCCCTTGATCTTACCCTTTCCGACTATGCTCTTCACTTGGTTGTCCATGTCAGAGGCGCGCTCGGTCTTATTGAAAGAGTATTCCTTCCAGATTTCGTTGTACCTGTTCTCGCTGATCTGCCTTATCTGCAGCGTCTTCCTGTCGAACTGGGCCCAGCACGTGAACCTGCTCTTGCCGTGGCGGTGCTTGATGACGAATATCCTCGCGATGCCCGCCTCCTTCTCGGCCTGCATCTGGTTGATGCTCCAGCAGCCGTCGAGGGGTCTGATCTGTCCATAGGAGTCGGCAAGGTTCGTGTCGTCGATCACGCCGTCGCCGAGTGTGGAGTTCTTATTCTGGGCCGAGCGGGCGTCCTTGTTCGGCTGCATGGCTGTGAATATGCAGATATTATCCTCGGTGGCGAGGCCGCGGAGGTCCCTGACTATCCTGTAGCGCGACTCCCAGGTGGGCATGCCGGGGAAGTCCTTCATCTCGCCGATGTAGTCTATAACGAGCAGGTCGGGGACGAAGCCCACCATCTGTAGCTGCTGCATGTAGGCGCGGAGCGAGGCCACGCTCATCGAGCCAGCGGGGAACTGCTTGATGACGAGCATCCTTTTGTCCTGCTTGTCCCTCGAGAATTCCTCGAAGGCGGACTTGACCCGATCCTTCATGTCCTGGAGCTTGTTGATGTCGACGTCGGCCATCTGGGCGTCGAACCTCTCCGCTATGGCGTCCTCGCCCATCTCAAGGGAGATGTACAGCACCTTCTTCCCCAGCTGCGTGACGTTCTTGAGGGCAGCGCCGACGAGGGCGAGGCTCTTGCCGCTGCCGCTGAGCCCTATCCACGAGTATATCTCGCCGCGGTGGCACCCGCCCCCGAGGAGGGCGTCGTCGATCATCTCGAAACCGCTGGTGAACCTCTCGCGGGCGGCCTCCTCGTTCGCCATCCTAGCGTAGCGTTCCTCGAAGGTCTCGAAGTAGTTGAGGCCGGGCTCGAAGTTCCTCTCGACGATGAGGGCCTTCTGGAGCTCCTCGCGTATGGAGTTCCAGGTCTTCTCGCCCTCCGGGTCCCGCTTCACCATGACGATCGACTTGTCGAAGGCGGCCTTGAGGCTCATCAGCTTCGCGAAGTTGACGATCTTGCCGAGCAGGTACTCCCTCGTCTCGAGGCCCGGCACGAACTTCTTGTAGACAATCTCGGCCTCGGAGAGGTACTCCGCCTGCATCGCCGGATCCCTGTTCGAGGTCTGGTTCTTGACCTCCTGAATCACTACGGTCTTGGGCGGTATGGACTTGTACTGGTCCATGTAGTCGAAGAGGATGCGACAGAGCGTCTGGTGGCGCTCGTCAGCGAAGTAGGAGGGGAGGACGAGGTCGCGGCACTGGTTGACAAACCAGCGGTCGTTGAGCAGGAGCCCGACCACGGTGCGCTGGAAGTCCTCGTCCCATCGGTACCGCTCCTGCTTCTTGGAGTCAGGGTTCGTGAGGCCCTCGAGCTCCGCGATCTCGGCATCCGTGAGTCCGCCGTCTTCTTCCTGCATGCTGTTCAATTAGCTTCCCGTTCAGTATCTAGCGGCGGATCCTGTCGCCTTGTCGACGCTCCAGGCCCGTAAATCTAATCATCCGCATATTTTTAGTCAATCCGTTCGCTAGAGTAATGCGTGCCAAGGAAGAAGAAACTGGTCGACAAGGCCGCCAAGAAGAAGTCGGACGGGAAGTGCAAGTTCTGCGGCGAGGACAACTACTGCGTCCTCGACGTGCACAGGATTCTGCCGGGGGAGAAGGGAGGCGAGTACGTCCCGCTCAACGTGGTAACGTGCTGTGCCAACTGCCACCGAAAGGTGCATGAGGGGAAGATAGGCGTCGACAGGATGTATTACTCGACCATGGGATGGGTTCTCCACTGGTTCGACGAGTCGGGAACGGAGCACTGGGACTGAAGGTCAGTCCTTGCCGCCCAGGTAGTCGTACTCCGAAAGCGACACCATGCCCGTCCTGATGCCCTTCTCCCGCGTGATCTTCTTGCCAAGCGACTTCTGGGCGTTCCACGTGATCGCCTTGCAGTAAGTGATGAACTTGGCGTCCATGCGAAGCGGGGCTCGACGGTTCGGCCTCTGCTTCTGCGGCACGAGGCTCCTCACGAGCTTGTCGAGCATCTTCTCCTGGTGCGGGCCGAACTTCTGCTTGTTGGCCCCGTGGCGGGTCTTGTTCTTCCACAGGCCGGCGAGCTGGCGGACGACCGACTTGATGACCTCGTCCTTGGCTTGCTTCTTGCAAAGATCCAGGCAGTCCTCGATGTAGCACTGGCGCTTGTAGTACGACGCGGCTCGCAGCAGCGCGATCCTCATGTCCTGGGCTATGTCCTCCTGGCTGTCCGTGTGGTTGTTCCTCGTGTTCTTCTTGATGAGCTGCCAGGCCTGGTACTCGCAGAGCTCGCCGAACTTGTCGTCGAGGATGGCGTACTCCTCCTCGGTGACCGGGAATGAGTCGTGGATGTGTTTCATGCTAATGCTCCTTTTCTGGTGGGTTTGGTTTCTTCTAGGCAGGGGCCGTGGACGCACGAGGTCTTCAGCTTGAGTCCGGGGAACATAGCGTCCTCCTCCTCGAGCACCGAGGTGCCGACCTCGAAAACCTCGTCGACCTTGTTCTTGTCGCATACAACGCAGTATCCGTCGTGAACATGGAAGCATGTACGCGCCAGCCCCGACAAGGAGCGGTGGAGTCGTACGAGCTTCCGAAGGCATATCATGCTGGCAGGGGACTGGACGGAGAAGTTGCGCGTCTTGTAGAGCTCTCGGCCCTCGAAGCGGCGCCGCCTCCCGAAGAAGTCCACGGCCATTTTGTCGCCGTCGGGCGACTGGGAGGTTACCCAGTCAAAGGCGACAGGAAAGGCATCAACCAGCGTATCTATGATTCTGGAAGCAATTTCTTCCTTGATGCCGGCCCGCTCCGCCAGCGAGCGCGAACCCTGGCCAAAAACCACGGGCAGGAAGATGTCCTTGCAGATGCGCCTCTGGGACTCGGTTGCCTCTCCGCGTATCACACGCGACCATATCGACCTGTACGGGTCTTCCCCGGACGCCAGTATCGCCCCGAGGTTCGGGTCGCCCGAAAGCCACTGGAGGACATTCACCTCCATGTTCTTGTAGTCGAAGTAGACGAACACCTCGTCGTAGCCCGCCGGCCTCAGACTGGCCCTCTGCTCCCTCCCGAGCGAGTGAGGGTTGTAGTGGGCCTCCGACGGCACGACAGCCTTCAGGCGCCCGTTGGCCTGACCCTCGACGACGTAGGAAGGGTAGACGCACATGCGCTTGGAGTTGTCCACAAGGCAGCAGGTCTCCATTTCGGGGAGCACGGAGGTAACGAGGGGCATGTAGACCTCGAAGTAGAAAGGCTTGAAGGCAGGCCAGCCCGGGTGCCCCAGAAGCCGCTTCAAGAGCCTCACGGCCGAGGAGAACGAGGTCGGAACCTCGCACTCAACCGAAAGGTAGGAGGAGATGACCGAGAGGTCGTAGAGCACGCTCCCGACCTCCATGGACATCTCCGTGCGCGACTTCACGAACGAGAAGATGTCCTTCGCAGACCACGCGATTAGAAGGCGGTCGGCGTCCACGAAATGCTGGATCGAGGACGCGAGGACGCTAATCGACACCGAGTCCGAGCACGGAACTACGGCCCTACCGCCTCCGTAGTAGAACCGCAGCTCGTCGCCGAGCGAAGAGCCGGATCCGTGCATGTAAAAATAAATGTCATGTCCCCTGAACCGGGGCATGACTTCAGACATCTCTGACATTGTTGCCGCGATCATACCCGATGAGTGGCGATATTAAAATCCGTCCGGCTCTTGTGTTCTTGTGAAGCGAATAGACAAGGCTCTTGTTGATGGACTCCAAGTCGGAGTCGTAGAAGCGGCATATTGCCTCCCTATAGCCGATGCCCTTCCTCTCTGCCATCCTCCTGATGTGCCTTCTTGTTTTTTTCTTGCTACTCAATTAATCGTCCTTTCATAAAATAAGAAGATGTGCCTATGTTTCAGTCTAGAGAATGGGCCTTCCCTCCGGGTACCCCTATAAAAGAGACACAAGTTATATGGCCTTGTGCCTCTCCCTTCGTTTGTACACCGAGTTCCGCTAACACGACGATTGCCCGAACCCCTCTGCCTGTATTATTACAACCTTTTGATTCGTACCCATTTCGGACCGTGACCCAGGCCCACGACGCATCGACTAGCGTCGGGTTACACGGAAAAGCACGGATTCCTCCGCGCCAAAAGGTTTTTCTACAGGCGACTCAGCCTCCTCCGTCATTGGCTATGCGAGTTTCAACGCAAAGGCTTAGGGACCAGGGAAGTATAATCCCCGTGGCTCCGCGATCTCTCGAACGCGGACTCGACAGTGTTCTCCATTCGAATCTAGTTCGGGTTGAAAGTTTTTGCTGTTCGTTATAGGTTATTGCAGGTTTTGTTCGCCACACAACATAACTAGATCTATCGGGAGGGGCAATAGCAGAATCATGAGAGAACTCGAGCCAATCATAGGCTACAGGATGGATCCAATCGAGGCGAAGGCCTACAAAATAGCACTTGTTTGGCAGGACGAATGCCGTAGGGAGATTCCGAACGAGCCCTACGCGAGGCTCAAGACGGGGGCCGACCCGAGAAGGTGCCTCCTTTTCAAGTACTGCTACAAACTGGCCAAGGAGATGGCCGGGATAATCGCGGACAAGGAAATCCCGATGTACGTGCAGGCGCAGATACAGATGCTCAAGTCGATCAACGACGGCAACGTCCACGCCCTCATAGAGCCCCACTGCCTCGTGGGGGAGAAGGCTTGGCGCAGGTGGAAACTCTGGAAGAGCAGGCGCGACAAGATCATGGCTCGTCCGCGGTCCCCCTCGGACATGTCCATACGCCCGAGCGACAGGAAGGCCCGGGCGGAAATTTCGGCATCCATGGAATTGATGAGCGAGGCGGGACTCACCGACCAATCGTCCTTCCTAGCGCGCAAGGACGAAGTCGTACGATGGATCAGGAGCGGAAGGCTTTCCGGCTTCTACGCGACCCTTTCCCCCTGGGTGCGGGAGTTCGTGCGCGACCCGTCCGATCTGGGAGTCGACAGAATGTACTACAGGGCAGCCGCCACGCCGGATATAGAAAGGTTCTTCCGAGAATCCTTCCCGCACGAATTCCGTCAGGAGACCCACGCGTGCCCAGGAGTCTAGTAACAGGGGGAGCAGGATTCGTGGGGTCGAACCTCGTCGACGCCCTGCTCGGGGTCGGCCACGAGGTCGTGTGCGTGGACAACGAGTCGTCGGAGTCCAACGGCAGGTACCACTGGAACGGCGGAGCGGAAAACCACAAAGTCGACGTGTGCGACCTAGATTCAATGAAGAGGCTCTCCGCGGGCGTCGATTTCGTGTTCCATCTCGCGGCGGCCTCTAGAATAGGCCTGTCGATGGAGGATCCCGTAAGGGCGTTCCGCACCAACTCCCTCGGCACGGCCGTGGCCTTGGAGTCCGCAAGGATCAACGGAACCAAGAGGTTCGTGTATTCGTCCACGAGCTCGGCCTACGGAGGCAACCCTGTGCCATACAGGGAGCACCAGCGCCCCGACCCCCTCAACCCCTACTCCGCCTCGAAGGTGGCCGGGGAGATCGCCTGCGAGATGTACTGGAAGACCTTCGGGCTGCGCACCCTGACGCTCAGGTACTTCAATGTCTACGGGCCCAGGGAGCCCCAGAAGGGACAGTATGCGTCCGTGATTGGCATATTCCGCAGGCAACTCGAGGCCGGACAGCCACTCACCGTGGTGGGCGACGGGCTCCAGCGCAGGGACTTCACGCACGTCTACGACGTCGCACGAGCCAACATACTGGCGGCGGAGTCCGACATTGACGATGAATGCTTCGGTTCGGTCTTCAACATAGGGTCGGGCAGGAACTTGTCCGTTTTGGAGGTTGCGAACAGGATGTCCGACAGGACGGCATACCTTCCGCCTCGAAAAGGCGAGGCTAGAGAGACGCTCGCCGACAACCTGAAGGCTCTCAAGTCATTCGGATGGAGCCCCTCGTTCAGGGTTGAGGACTACATCGACTCCGTCGTCGATTAGGGACGTGCGCTCCTCGCCGTTCATGCACGCCCTCATCCATGGCGCGAACAGGCTGACCCTCGTGAAGGCGCACTCATCGCCGTAGTCCGAGTTGGACTTGCCGTCGCTGGCCGAAACGAACGAGTTGATGCCGGCGAGCTTCTGGTCGATGAACATGCCTCCACCGCTGTCGCCCGGAGCTATCAGGAACTCCATCTCGGTCTTCTTGCCTCCGACCACGGAGCAGAAGAGGACGTGGTTCTCTGCCCTATCGATGGTGTTCGACCCGGCCCGCTTCTTGCCGTCCCCCCTCACGGCCCCGGTCGAGAACGTTCCGGTTATGCCGTAGCCGCAGATGCTCGCCACCTTGCCGCTCTCCCCGTCGCCCTCGTACAGGGCCGGGTAGAAGTCCAGGTGCATATCTTCCTCGGACTCGCACATCGCGATGTCGTACCTTCCCATCGTCTCCTGCTTGAACCCGGAGTTGACTATCACTCGCCTCATGGCGTGTTCCTTGCCCCTCACCCTGACCTTAACGCCTGAGCTCTTCGCCACGACGTGGGCGGCGGTCACGACCCACTTCCTCCCGACCACCACCGCGCTGGCGGCGAACTTGTGGGGCTTGCCGCCTTCCATTCCGCACTCGCAGTTCCCGTATATGGGAACCACGCACTCGTGGAGGCCGCCGTACGACACATATTTTTCGTCCGACACCACGGGGTCAATCGTGCCCCCGGGGCAGGCCGAGCAAAGGGCCAGCAGGATGAGGAAAAACCTTACGAACATGAATCCCTCCCGTTTAACGGTTCCGTAAACCAACTTGTATCTATGCCCTCCGTCGCAACTATCGGCCTCATTTTTTTCCCAATTCTTCAATCATGGAGGCTCGCGGATCGTAAATACATCGTCACGGAAGTGACGCACAAGAAGCGCAGGAGGCGTTATGAGACTGGGGGAGTCCGCAAGGAAGGAGAGGATTCTGGTCGTGATGCCCACGTACCACTCGTCGCTGGAGTGGGTCGACAGGGCCGTGACATCCGTGGCTGCCCAGACCTACGAGAACTTCGAGTGCATGATCGTCAAGGACGGCTGCAGGCACGCCGAGGGCGTCAGGTCGTGCATGGAGTGCGAAATATGCAAGGAGACCGTAGGTTTCTGCAGGTCCATATCAGACCCGAGGTTCATCTTCCATTCGCTTCCGGTCAACTGCGGAGCCGCGGGATGGGGACCGAGGAACTTCGCCATAATGAACTCGCGGAACGACCTCATCTGCTACCTGGACGACGACAACTGGTACGAGGACAACCATCTGGAGGCCCTCTACGAGGCGATATCGGAGAGGGACTCGGACATGGCCTACACGGGCACGAGGCTGTGGAGCCACGACATGAAGGTTGTTGGGGAGCGCGTCCACCCCGACGCCCCCAAGCAGGGATACGTCGACACGAGCGAGATAATGCACAGGCGCATCCTCATAGATAGATACGGAGGTTGGCGCAGGGTCCCCAAGGGGAACGACTGGGACCTGGTGTCGAGGTGGGAAGGCGTCAGATGGTCCCACACGAACCGCGTCACCCTCAACTTCTACCTGAGGGAAGGATGCGGAATACACAGGAGCTGACGGAGTTCGTCGAAAAGTGGAAGGGCGAGTGCCTCCCGAGCAAGGAGATGCTCCACGACTACTTCCCCCTGTGCAGGTGGGTCATGTACCAGGAAGAGGAACTGGTGCGCGAAGTCGTTTCCTTGCTTCGATCCAACATCAAATCGTGGGCCTCCTCCAACAGCCCCGTGTACGCCCAAATCGAGGACGAGATTCTCACCCGAGAACGCCTCATGGACGGTTCGAGGTGGCACGCGCCATCGGTGTCCAACGAGTCGGCGAGGATGTCCACCAGCGGCAGCACGACGGGTTATCCATTCGGTTACCTGAGGTGGGACCCATCTCTTTATCCGATAGAGGCAGACAACCACTACGACCTCGTGATGGACGAGTTCGGCATGCCCCGGACGCCCCACATACTCAACATGTTCAACAGCAAGATGTACGACTCATCATTGGCGGTAACCGTGCGGGAGGACTCGCAGAACTTCATGGATCACCACGGCCTCAAGAGGAGGGCCTTCGTCCACTACGTCAACTTCAAGGCCATGGAGAGGGACAGACAATCCTACATGCGTCACATCATGGGACACCTGGTCAGAAACAGGGTCGACGTCATATTCGCCCCGGGGTCGACGATCAACGCCCTCTGCGATGCCGTCAGGAAGAGCAAGAGGAGGGACAGGCTGTGTTCGCTCGTGAGCAACACGAACGAGAGGCTGCTCCCCTCCGACAGGGAGTTCCTCCTGGACGGCAGGGCGGAATGGGTCTGCGACCACATGAGGTGCTGGGACGGTGGCGCCTCGTTCTTCACTTGCCGCCACGGCACCTACCACCTGATGGACAACCTGTCGTGGGCGGAGGAATCCGAAGGCAGGCTGGTCTGCACCGACTACTTCAACCTCGCCAGCCCGTTCGTGAGGTACTGGAACGGAGACTACTGCTCGATATCGAATTCCTACACGAGATGCGTATGCGGACGCCTCTTCAGGCCCTTCGAGTTCATGGAGAGCAGGCCCTTCTCGCTCAAGGGACTGTGCATCCTAGACATCAGGAAAAAGATCGAATCCCTTTCGGTTCTCGGGATCAAACGCGTGCTCTGCGGACTAAATACGATAGACGTCGTGTCTTCGGAAAAAATTTCCGACGAAAACATGAGGGCCATCGAGGCTGTCGCCGAGAATTTCAAGTTCAGATTCTTGGTCGAATAGCCTTCGACCAATATGTACAAAACCACACCAGAAATCCTATTCAGCCTCACGGACAAGCCCCCGCCGTGCCCTCAGGGCGACGGGTGGTGCCAGGTTGGAACCACGCCGCTCGGAGACCCCATATGTTGTCCTTGCGGATACTGCTACGACGGCACCTGCAACCCCCCGGAACAGTGTGCAAGCAGCAGTACATCAGGAAGCAGCAGCACAGGAGAACCCGATTATTGCTATGGAAGTTTTTGCTATTACATCCTGTCGGAAGCCGGAGCAGATTGGCAGGAGCTTCAAAATTTTTGTTACATAGGCACCGATTGCGAGTGTGTCCCGGCAAGTGAACTTCCCGCCCCGACCGAAGAAGAATTATTTGCGGGAATCAGAGAATACTGGTGCCGAATTCCCCCGCCCCCCAGCAGTTCGTCCAGTTCTGGTCCGCCCGACCCCCCCAGCAGTTCGTCCAGTTCTGTTCCGCCCGACCCCCCTACAGGATGTCACTGCTGTTTTCCAGAAGAAAATCGCGAAGGATTGCCATACCGCCCGCCCCGATGCGAGTACCTGCCTCCTGAATACGATAACATTATCCCGTGCTGTGGGGGATCACCATGCACAAGCGCAAAATCCGTAATTGACAATCCTGAACAAATCTCTCCCTTTGACGATGTCGAAGGTTATGAAGCGTGGCGTGAAAGCGGTGGGAATCTTGGCAGCTATTGCATAAAAGTAGGTTGCTATGCTGGAGGGGGGCCTATACCTTTTTGCGTTTCGAATGTAAGCGGTCGTAAATATTGCGAATATTTTGGGGGAACTTGTTATGAATCCGTGGGAGAGTGTGCGAATAATTGCGGAAAATCTAGCAGTCCCACAGAAGAAAATTCATCGTCGACCCAGGGCAGCTCCGGCTCGGATTGTCCCGAGAGGGAGGCCTGCGGAGATCCCCTTTACAGCGAATGCGCGCTGGACCAAGATGGAGAATGCCGCCAGACGGTGACCGAATACATATGCTTGGGGGGCGAGTGCGTAACGGACGAGCGAACTGTAGGATGCGATCCAGAAGCCTGTGCGGGTGGGAATTCTAGTTCCAGCGGCGGGTGTACGACGGCCGGTGACTGCTTCTACTTTACCTATATGTTCTTATCTTGTGATCCAGCTCCGCCACCCGAGAGAGTTCGAGTACCGGCCAACGTCGCTCCAGAGGATCGCCCGGCTTGGGCGTTCGCGAACGCCCCGCAGCGGCCTCCGTGCATTACGTCTTGGGGCCCTGATCCCGGCTACTGCTGCGACGGAAAGTGCCAAGAGGAGCCATGCGACCCGTTGTCTAGTTCCTCCACGGGCGGAGGCAAGTGGTACTGCGTCAGCGCCTCCAAGTGCGAGGAGGGAACGACGGGCCCGTACGATGACGAACCGTCGTGTCTCGACGGGGCCGACGCCGACTGCGGGTGTGCCGGATTCCAATGTCCCGACCCCGATTACCTTCCCTGCGATCCAGATTTCTGCGTCAGGGAGGTCTTCAACCATCCCTGCACGCTGGACGAGAACAACCAGCCATTCTGCACAGGCGACATAACCACCGAACCTTGCGATGACTGTTGCATCCAAGGAGAGGGCAACGAGTGCGCGGAGCCGTACGAGGGCGAATGCAGAGAGCTCGGTGAAGGAGAGTGCGAGCGCACTGTGAATCGATATGTGTGCCAACAAGGAGAGTGCACCGAAACATACGAGACGGTTCCGTGCGATTGCCCTCCCGCGCCGTGCGAACCGCCCTGTGCCAGTTGCCAGAAGTGCGAGGGAGGAACCTGCAAGAACGACTGCCCGCCGTGCCAAGTCTGCACGCCCGACGGAGGCGTCCCGAGCCAAACCTTCATGGCTCCCTCGCATGACTACGAGTCGGCCATGAGGATACTTTCTAGTCACGGAGTCGAGCATGTGATCATAGGAAGTTTCGCCCGACACATGCACGGCATGCAGTCCTCGTTCAACGACATAGACATCGTCTACAGAACATCACCAGATAACATGGAGAGGCTACGGGCGTCGATGTCCGAGATGACGGGCGACGCGTCCGCCTTTTCAGGGGTAGACTTCTCGGAGAAGAGAAGAAACATAGTCGTGCTCAAGGACGGCCAGAGCCTGGACGTCATACCGGAGATAAGGAACAACAGGTGGGAAGACCTGTCCGTGGGGGCATCCAAATTCTTTTCGTTGGGAGGCGAGGTAACCACCTGCTCCGCGGACACGCTCCACAGGCTTTCCGAACTCCACAGGATGCACGAGATTCGCTCCATGGCGGACGGGGTCTTCCACGAGTGCGTTGCGGTTCAATGCGGCCCATGCGAGACCTGCGGCGGACCAGAAAACAAGTGTGCCACAACATGCAACAAATGCCAGACGTGCGAGGGCGGGGAGTGCAAGACGACCAAGACCTGCGACCCTTGCTTCAACTGCGACCCGGAAACAGGGAATTGCGTGCCCCTTTGTAGCCCCTGCGAACAGTGCTCTCCGACAGATGGAGGCCACGAATGCGTCCCCAAGCCCTGCGGTCCGTGCGAGGTTTGCGTGTCGGGCACCTGCACCTTCGCCTGTGGTCCGTGCGAACAGTGCAACGGAGCCTCGTGCGTCTCCTTGTGCAAAGGCCAGCAGACCTGCTTCGGAGGCCAGTGCAAGCAGTGCTACCCGCCCCCGCTCCCCCCTTCCTCCGTTCCGCTCCTATGTCCAGACGGAACCCAGTACGGATTGATTTTGTCGACTTTCTGGAATCCGGCGGCCTGCTCCTACCAGCAACAGCAATTCATATGGGGAGACTGCTCGGGAACGGGAGGAGGCTCGTCCTCTGACAGCGGCGGAGGAGGCGACTCATCAAGCACCACCTGCTGCGACCAAGCGGACGACAACACGGCTCCAGAATTTGAAGATCGATGCGGATATGTGGTGCCGAAGAAGACAGGAGGAGGGGTCGTTCAGTCTTGTTTTGGCTTCTATGCGGAGTACGAATGGTGCGATACTTGCTTGGAAGGATCCCCGGTACTCAAAGATGTCAAGTACTTCTTCTTCAATGGAGAAAGCTGCGAATTTGAGCCCTCGCCGAACAACGGGGTCGCTCCGTCGTTGCCCTGTCCTCAATCGTCAAGCAGTTCATCGCCAAGCAGTTCATCGTCAAGTTCCATAGAATTCACAGATGGCTCCTCGTCTTCTAGTTCGGCCACGCCGCCTTCCAGTTCGACAGAGGCTTCCTCCAGCACGGCGGGGCCTTCGTCCAGTTCGACAGAGGCTTCCTCCAGCACAGCGGCACCGTCGTCTAGTTCGACAGAGGCTTCCTCCAGCACGGCGGGGCCTTCGTCCAGTTCGACAGAGGCATCATCTAGCACCGAAGAATCGTCTTCTATTTCCGAATTAAGCCCCAGTTCCAGCTCAAGTTCTAGTTCAAGTTATCCTTATGGTCTGTTGCTGGTTTACGACACAACAAACGAACCATCCGACAATACTGTTTCTTTGCCCCTTGCGGGAACGGTCGACGTCATGGTGGAATGGGGCGACGGGACATTCAACAACTACACCACAACTGGCTTCAAGACGCACACCTACGCGTCTCCGGGGGTTTACACGGTACATGTGTCGGGAACCATGACCAGCCTGGATCACGGAACAGGCGACCATCTACAGAACAACAAGCTGAAACTTACAAGGTGTCTTTCATTCGGTAGCCTGGGAATAACCAACATGCTTCGGGCGTTCAGAGGGTGCATAAATCTGACCGAAGTTCCCGATCAACTACCTTCGGGGGTCACCAACTGCTCCGAAATGTTCCATTCTTGCGCCTCTTTCAACGACCACAGGGTCGCCATGTGGGATGTATCTTCCGTGACTAACATGCAGAACATGTTCAGAGGGTGCCAGCAGTTCGATGCCGACCTGTCCTCTTGGAACACATCGTCCGCAACAAACATGGCCGGTATGTTCTACGAATGCCAGTCCTTCAACTCGGACCTGTCTTCATGGGACACAGGTTCTGTTCTGAACATGAGCGCGATGTTCTTCGACGCCGACGCCTACGACTGCAACATGGCCTCGTGGAACCTTTCGTCCCTTTCCGTAAGTTTTAGCCTCAACGAATTCATGAGCGACTCCACGGGTCTGTCCACCGCGAACTACGACGCCACGCTGGTCGGCTGGAACGCATCCAAGGCCGCCTACAGGTCCGACCTGAGTCCGAACTTCGGCGGCAGCAAGTACACATGCGGCTCGGCTGCCGAGGCCGCCCGAGCCGCGCTAGTCGCATACGGCTGGACGATCACTGACGGGGGGTGCGTCGCTCCGATGGTCAGGAAAACTCCAAACGTGTTCCAGATGTACGCAAAAAAAGACGGCTCCACGGACTTGAGGCTCAAGAGAGTGCCGTCCGATCCTGGCAGTCGAGAAATGTGCATATGCGACCACTTCGCGGGGCCGCTTCCGAGCAAAAAGGGCTCGCACGAATGCTTCGAATGCGTCCAGGTGTGGGAGTGCGACCACATGCACGGGCCAAGGCCTGCGGGATACTATTCTGTGAACGGCACTTCCGAATTCGACGTGACCAACCAATGTTTCCCCGTTGGCCACAAGTGCGACTCCGATGTTGGCGCCGCGCCCATATACAGGTTCGAAAACAAAGACAAGCGTGAGGCCATGGGAACGGCCGACGCTTGCCTGCCTCGTTACGGATGCGACGAAAAAGAAGGGTGTGTCTTCATAGGTCACCGCACGAACGGCTACCTCGAGGACGAGTGCGAATCAGTGTGCCTTACAAGGTTCGAGAAGATCGGCGGCGAGTGCTCGCCCTATGGATTTGGCACATTCGGCATGTCAGAGGACGATTGCAACCGCGCCCCGTGAGGCATCACTTCCACGATATCGGCTTGCCATCTTTCTTCCTTTTCTTCCCTTTCGCGTTGCACGCCGCAAGGGTTGGACGGCACGCCGGATACTTGCGCTCGGCGCCGCGTCCGGCCTTCTTCCTCCCGCAGGGGACTATCTTTCCCTTTCTGCTTGCCTTGCAATCGACCCAACCCTTGCCTCGGTTGCGGTCGAACCACCCCTTGAGACCCCTCTCCCTCTCCAGGCCGAATATGGACTCATTCACATCGGATTCGCCCCAATTTTCCGCCCCGACCTTGCGGCACTTCACGAGCGCCCCTGAGGCGTATGCGCTCGGCCACTTGTTGTACCTTGACTTGACCTTGTGGTAGCAGGCGTCGCGCCTCGATCTTTGCTCCATCCAATCTGAAAACTTCATCTCGACCTCCCCAGTAAAAATGTAGACTACCGATCCTTCTGGTTCGCCAGCTTGCCGAACGGCGAAACGGTCAGGCTTGGGTCTCTCAGTATCCTTTCCATGTCTTTTTCTCCATCCCTGGACGTTATCTTGTCCCACGCCTTCGTTCTGGTCTGTCTGGTATATTTCTTGAACACGGTCTCTAGGCTCCTCGCTATGTCCATTATGGCGTCCTTCAGGTTGCTCTTATTGTCTGCCATGTCCCCTCCCTTCGATTTCGATCCAATCCTTGAAACTCATCGTGAGAATCTTGCTTTTCTTCTTCTTGCGACACTTCAGGTCAGACCTCGCCCCCCAAACCTGGAAGTTGGGGTTGTCTTCGCACCCGACTATTGCGAATGTGCCGGCCATTTCACGAAACTTAATTTTTCTGTTGTCCATCAGTAGGTACTCAAGGCCGCCGCCACGCAGTCCGCTATCTCGCTCTCCTTCTGCCCCGACGAGAAGTATTCGTCCCATTCCGAAGGCTGGGGCGTCCACCTGTGGCCCTTTGCGGGCGACTGAATGTCGTTTCCGAAGCTTCTGATCATTCCGGTCTTGGGGTTGTAGCTCATCGTTATGGTGAACTGCTCCACCCTGGAGCTTCCCGGAGCCTCCACGCCCTGCCCCCTGAGTTCGAAAACGATGAGGTAGTTCCTGTCCTTCTCCACCTCCCGAACGCCCCTGAAGATGAATATCTCTGGTATGACGTCCTTCCTCTGTGCCATCCTCGCCGTCTTCAGCACCAATTTCTTCAGGCCGTTGTAGTCGTGAGAAGGGGCCTCTATGTCCTGCTTGGATATCAGGTCGATGTGCTCGAACATGTGGCTCGCAAGCCGTTCGTCGAACTGCTCGCTCGCGTACGCGAGGTCCTTGTACAGGAACATGCGCTTGCACACCCAGACCTCCCGGCCCTCCAGGTCGATCTGAAGCCTCCTGACTATGCTTTTGTACGATCCAAGCGGGCTTATAGTCATCATCATGGCGCCGGGCTGGTCTCCCCACTTGACCTGGTTGGAGAACTCGAGAACCGGCTCCGTGCCGCCGACGCTGCTGGACATCATGAACTCCATGACGAGGTCGGAGTTGATGACCTTTATGGGCTTGTCCTTGGGAGCCGATGCCTCTGGCCTGCTTCCTCGCCTCGACTCGAAGCCGAATATGTCGCGGCCCTCTCCGAGGAGCCAATGCCTAAACGTAGTCATGAACCGTATATATGTCATGCGAGAGCCGTTTGAACATGGATTTCGGGCGTGGATGGAGTCGTCCGATGCGAAAAAGGCCGTGGTCGGCGTCGTATCGGGAGGGGCCGAGGTCGGAAGAGAGGAGGAGGAGCACCTGCTCTCCAGAAAAACCACGGACTTTTCCGCCGAAATAAGAGGAAATCTCAAAAACCTCGGGGCGGTCAAGTCCTCGCCGTCCAGGCCATCCGTCCTGAAGGCTATAGACGACGGGATATCCGTGGGAGGACTCGTGAAGATGGTCTCGGATTCCTCGATTGCGGAGGGGGCGTACGAGTCGGAGTTCGACAGCATGGCAAGGCATGCGGACATCAGGATGTCCATGGCGAGACAGACCCCTTCTCGCACACGGGACAGGAGGTCAATGGTGAGCCACCTCGTCGGCAAAGGGCTTTCGGCGGACGAGGCCGAGAAGATCGCAGACTCTCACTTCGGACCTAGAAGTCGACTTGGTCCTTGACCACGATTTCGTGGCCCTCCTTCGTCAGTATCTTTATCCTTTTTTTGCTGTGCTGCAGGAGGTACTCGTTGTTCTCGAAGACGAAGTCGTAGTAGTTCAGGATTTCCTTGTCGCTGGCGGTCCTGAGCCCTCGGCCAACCCTCTGGATGATGTGGTGGTCGGCCTGACCCCCCGCGGCGTTCACCACGTTGTGCACCATGACGTTGATGCCCGCGTTGAATATCTGCTGAGTCGCGATCCCGACGACCCGCTCCTTCGAGTTCTTGAGCTTGTCGATGACCATCTTCCTCGTGCCCAGATCGTCCTTCCCCTGGACCCACAGCGAACCCGGCATCAGGGAGTTCAGGGCGTCGCCGTGGGCGATCCTGTCCACCAGTATCAGCGTCCTGCCGCTCATCCCCCCGACCAGCCTCACGACCATCTCGTGGAAATGCCAGTTCTCGGCGATTCCGCGGGTCACGGCGTCCATGTAGACCTCGTACTTGAGGTCGGGCTCCCTGACCGGGTAGAAGGTGCATATCGACTTGGCGAGCGTCCCCCGTTCCTGCAGGTGCTTGGTGGTGAGAACGCCCCCCGCGCTCTTCGACTTCAGCGCCGGGCCGAAGTAGCCCTTGACGAGCCACTTCTGGCACTGGTCCTTGCCTCCGAACTTGAACGGCGTGGCGCTGACCGCAGCCCGCACGGAACACCCCTTCATCTTGTTGAAGTACTTCTTGGGTTCCTTGCTCATGTTCTCGTGTATCTCGTCCACGACGAGGGCCTTGATCTTGTCGAGGAGGGGCTCCATCTTGTGCAGTGACTGGACGGTGGCACACGTGATGACGCCGGGTTCGTGGTACTTCCCGTACAGCCTTCCGACGTTCTGGAACCCCCACTTCACGATCTCCTCGTAGTTCTGCTCCACGAGGCTCTTCTTGTTGGCCAGGACGAGGGTGGGGCATCCCTTAGGCAGCGCCTTGAGGATGGAGACCATCACGAAAGTCTTGCCCGCGGCAGTCGGCGCACATATGACGCCCCTCCTGTTCCTGATCAGGGCGTTGGTTAGTTCGACCTGGTAGTCGTGAAGCCTCACCCCGCCACCGAGGAAGCCCTCGTCTATCTCTGGGACGGCGAACTCGAACTCTCCACGCTCGTCCAGCGTCTCGTACTCAACCCCGAGGTGCTTCAGAGCGGCCTTGACCTCGGGGAGCAGGCCGGTGAGGAACCTGCCCGTCTTCTTGCTGAAGAACTCCGTGTATCCGTCCCAGAGTTTCTGTTTGTAGAGCCTGCTGTGGAAGTAGCCCCTCTCCTTGAACCTCATGCTCTCGTGCAGGACGGACAGTATGTCCATCCGGTCGCAGTAGAGCCAGGAGTAGCAGTTCTGTATTCGGAGTACGGTGCCTTCCATGATCTAATCTTATCAAAGTGGCGATCCGTCAACAATTCCCGCGAACCCTGCTCATTTCAGGCCGCTTCTGGCCTATATTACTGCATGGGAACACCATTCGACATCGTTCTTTGCGTCTTGGCCTGCGCAAAGAACGAAAAATACAAGAAGAGGCTCAAGGAATTCGTCGACAGCTACGGATACAAGGCCCAGAACGAGGGGATAAAACTCAAGATAGTCTTCCTCGTGGAGGACGAACCCAAGCCGGATTTCCTGGACGAATCCTTCGGCTGGTACAACTGCCCGGGCACACCCCTCAGCTGCAGGCTCCTGAAGTTCATCAAGGACGAGCCCGTCGACTTCCGCTGGCTCATGCAGGTGGACGACGACTCCAGCACCGACATAGACAAGACGATGGAGCTCCTCGACCAGTACTACGACAGCGGAGACTGCATGCTGCTCATGGGCGGCAGGAACACCGACCTGGAGCTGTCGCAGCAGAACATCATGAGGATAATGAACGTCAAGAACTTCTTCTTCGGCACGAAGGACATCAACAAGTTCGACACCACGCCGTACTTCATACACGCGTGGGAGCCGTCGATATTCTCCGCCCCGGCGGTCGAGAGGATCAAGCGCTGGGAGCGCATCGGAGAGTTCTACGGCCACTGCGCGAGGTACCGACCCATATTCGGCGACCAAGTCCCCTACGTGGCGGCCAAGATGTCGAAGGTTCCGATAGTCGAGTGCCTCTTCATGAGCCCATTCTGCAAGTCTGAGGAGTACAGCGCCGTCGTTCCCAACGGGAGGTTTTCGCACATACACTATGTCACGGAGAAGTGGAGCGGCTACGAGCTTTTCAAGAGGAGGATGCTCGAAAGCAAGGGAAAACGTCCGCCTCCCCCCGAATCCCAAAAAGAATTTTGGGATTTTTGGAGGGAGGAAAACGGCGTAAAAAGTCACATCGGCGTCATGACTTTTGAGGACGACAAGACGGTTGGGCTATACCAAAACAAAAACGAGACCTACTGGGACTCCGCAGACAATAGGTTCATGCTCATGAACGACAAGAACAAGCCCACCACCGTCATGGAAAGGGTGAGGGACGGCGAGTACGCGGGGGCGTTCATCGAAAACCCCAAGGTCACGCACAGAATCACCAGGGTGTCGCCCACTCGGGGTTGAAGGCCTCGAACATGCTGATCCACTCCTGGTGTATGAAATGCCTGTACTTGTCGCTTATTGCGTCGAGGTTGGTATACATGTGTCTGGTGAAGTCCAACATGTCCTTGGCCGTGGCCATGTACATGTTGTCGACCCCCGTCGTCCAGTGAGGTTCGTACTCTGCCCCCCACCTCATCCACCTGTCGAATCTCAGTTCTAATTCTTTTTTAGAAGCTGCCGGCCTGATCAGGAATCTGATCCTCTCCCAGTCTTCGGGCACATCATCCAGGAAATTTAACACTTTCTCGTGACTCAAGCTCGCCCAGTTGGAGAGCACGTCCAGCCTCGTCTGCACGACCACGTCCCCGGGCTCGCACCTCGCCCTGGCCATTTCCGCCGCCCTCATCATTCCGTAGAACATCCGTTTGTATCCGTCTATCGGACTCCACGACATCGCGACAACCCCCTCCCTGCGCCCTGAGATCTGCACGCTGGATTCCGGCTCCACAGCAAGAGCCTCTATGTTGCCAGAAAGGTCGCGGAAATAGCGACGCACCATGCTGTCGTCCACGGGCGTCGGATCATCCGGCATGGTGCGCCAACTGACGCGGCTCTGGACCGCACCCCAGGTGTGTATGAAAATCTTGAGAGGTCCGCGTTCGGAAATACCCCGAACCAGCCTGTACAGACCGTCGTCCTGAAAAGACCTGCGTACGTGTCCCCTCAAAATTAAATTCGTCACAGAACCCATCTGAATAAAAAGTTGAGAATGCTGCAAATCCCGGAAAGGAAGCAGATAGCATAGAAGACCACGAGCAGGGTTCCGGTCACCACAAACTGCGCCTCGACTCTATCTTTTGCACGCCTTTTGTGCCACACGATGGCCGCCACCGAGGCCAGAAAAACCGCAAGCGAAATCCACAATAAATCCATTGTTTCCCTCCGAGACATATATACCAGACAATGGCAGAATTCAAAAAGTGGCTAGAGGCCAACACCGTGGGTACGGACGAAGTCAACAGCCAGATAGACGCTCTGTACGACAAGGCCAAATACGCCATCAAACTCGTCCAGATGTACAGCAAGGCCACCAACAAAGGCCTGCTAAAGAACATCAGCACGGTTGCCCCTTTGTCCTCCGGGGTCTACGGCCTGTACAATTCCGGCGAGAACAAGAAGGTCATCGGCCCCGCCGCCGCAAACAAGATCAAGTTCAAGTTCGGACAGGACGCCCTGACGAACGTAAACACCCAGAGGCTCGCCAACGTAGTCATAAAGCAGTATATACCGGACATCGACGAGAGGCAGATCGCCCCCAGCGACGTCATACACGTCAACGTTCGAAGGATAGTAGCCGAACTGGGCGACACGCCTCAGGCGGTCGTCGAGATAGCAAGCACCATAGTCCACGAGGCGACACATGAGATCGAATTCCAGACCCTAGGAAAAACCGACGAAAATGGCCCGAAGAGGGCAGAGTCGGAATTCCACGCATGGGTTCGCTCCAACTGGAACCTCATTCTATCCAAGATACCACAACTTCGTTTCTAGTCTTTTAGAACAACCCATAGTCCGTGAATCACACCCGGAATATGCCCGAGCAGAGTCAAAATCAGATTGATCCAGAATTGCGCTCCGAATCCTATTTTGACGGCCACACCGAGAGGCGGGACAAATAGGGTGGCAATAATGATTATGAGATCTCTGGCGTCCATGTCCTTCATGATCGACCTCCTTGCTGAATTTATCTATCACCCTGGATACATAAAACGATGCTCACATTTCACCAATTCCTCGTAAACGAAGCTGGACCGCCCTCGGGGCCGCCAGGAGGAGGGCCACCCCCAGGACCACCAGGAGGAGGGCCACCCCCAG